GAACAGCCCGCACCCACTGAACCCGCCGCCGCCGTTGAAGCCGCCGCGCCCACGCAACCCGAGGCCGGCGCCGATTCATTCACCGATCAGGACGTGCTCGATTTTGCCGACACCCAGCGCGACCGCTTGCTGGCCAAGCGTGACGGCACCCGCGAAACCGTTGTCACCGAGGAAGGTGCGGTCGATCAGGACGTGCCTGGGGCCGGCCTGACCCCGGCCGAGGAACGTGAGCTTGCCGCATTGGAGCAGGCTGGCGACAACCCGGCTGCGCTTCGCGGCCTTTACGGATTCAACCAACAGGAGAGTCAGAATGTACAAGTCCCACAAGAACCCGAAGCAGTTGGGCCTGCACCAAGCGAAAGCACCGGCCAAGCCCCCGATGCCGCCCAAGAACCCGCAGCCGATGCAACAGGCGGGCGGGTACAAGAAGGGCAAGTAGCCCCCGCAGGCGCGCGCCCGGTCGCCCCCGCGACCGTCGATCTATCCGCCCGCACCACCGAAGAACTGACCGCGCAGTTGGCCGGTTCCAAGGACAACGCAATCAGGCAAGCAATCCGCGCTGAACTGGCCAAGCGCAAGACAAACGCCCAACAAACGGAGGAACCAAGTGGCCCTCAAGCCGTTGAAGCCCAGCAAGCAGAAGCGCAAGGATCGGAAGCACCCGCCGTATCAGCCGGGGCAGTAGCGCCAGAGAACAAGCCCAAGAACGCAGGCAAGGAAGATCTGGAACGCCTGTTCGGCATCGACAAGAAGCGCCAAGCCGCGCTCGACCGCATTGCCAAGGGCACGGCGTACTTCGCCACCCCTGACAAGGCCAAGGACTTCATCAAGAAAAACGGGCTGGCCGACACGCATGAGGCGGTAAAGAACGGCAAACGGTTTGAGATTGTGGCGAAGGGGGCGGAGCCGGTTGGCGAGAAGCCCAAGACCGAGAAAGAGGCGAAGTCATTCAAGGACGAGCAGAAGGCCGAAAAACCCCGCGCCACGGTAATCGACAACACCGACACCAACAAGGGCGAGTACATCGTTCGGGGTAGCGATGGCCGTACCAATTTGGCCCGCTTCGAGATCGGTCGCAACGCACAGCCGATCCGCATTAAGTATTTCCATGAGGCTCAGGCCACCCGGATCGAGGCCGACGCCGCGATTGAAGCCTTCATGGAAAGCCGCAAGGATAATTCTGTAAAACAGGGAAGCGGCGACCAAGCCCCCAAAGCCGACGACTTCGACGCCATGTTCGATGACGTGCTGGCCGAGGAATTGGCGAAGGATGCCAAGCAAAAGACGGAAAGCGCAGGCACCGTAGCCGTGCCGGCCTCCGTATCGGAGGCCATTGGGTCGCAGTTGCAGAAGCAAAAAAGCCGGATCGCCCGACTCAAGAACGAAGCAGAAAAGGCGGGAACGCTAGAAGAAAAGAAGGCCGCACAACTCAAGGTAACAGCGGCCGAATCCACCTTGCGCCAATTGCGCGTCAATATTTTCAACGCAGAGGACGCAGCGGTAAAAGCGGTTAAAGCTGGAGATGTAAAACAGTTTGCCGGCTACGCCGACCTGTTCCCGGCTGCGGCGGAAGAAATCGCCAAGCTGACAGGGCAGAACGACGAGCTTGATGCGGAAATGCGCGGCTACGAGGCGAAGGCCGGCAAGCCAAAAACCGAGAAGGAAGCCCGCGCCCAACGCACCGCCGCCGAATCGCTGGCCAGCGCCGCGAAGAACACCGCCGCCGGGCTGGACGCGGCGATTGACGGCCTGGGCAAGCTGTTTGGCGGCCCCGGTCGTCTAAACAGTGGTCTATCCTTTGATGAGGAAACCTACGCAAAGGCCAAGCCGCTTTTCCTGCAAGCTATCGCCAACCTGAAAGACGCCGGCTCGGACTTAAAGGAGGCCATGCGTACCGTTGTGCGCATGGTACTGGACAAGTTTGGGGCGGAAGCCGCCGGCAACATGAAGCCGTATGTCGTCCGGTTTATTGAAGAAACGGCTGGCACTGAAAAGCGTGCGGAAGATGCTGCCACCGAAACCGACCTTTTCACCCCCGAAGGAAAATTTAAGGTTGCCAAGGAGATTGCCGACTTCCTGATTGGCGACGGCTCGTTCAAGACCATCATCGAGGCGCGCAAGAAGATCAGCGAGATCATCGGTCGCCCGATTGAAGCCGCCACCGAGCTGGCCAAGCAGGCCGACGAAGCGATTGAAACCGGCGTAGTGCTGGCGGGGCGCGAGATTGTCGAAGCCGGCCGCAAGCAGGGCCGCTCGCCCGAGGTGATTTACAGCCGGCTGGTTGATCTCTACAACCGCCAGCCGAATTTGTCGGTGCGCTCATCGACCAGCGTGCGCGATCAGGCGTATTCGACGCCCGTGCCGCTGGCCTACCTCGCATCGGAACTGGCCGGCATCACCTACAAGAGCAAGGTGCTCGAACCGACCGCCGGCAACGGGATGTTGCTGGTCGGGGCGAAGCTGGAAAACTCAGTTGCCAATGAACTGAACCCCAAGCGCGCCGCCATGCTGGACGCGATGGGATTCAAGGCAGAGCAGAAGAACGCCGCCACCGAGAACATGGCCCCGGCAAAGTCCCAAGACGCGGTGATTGCCAACCCGCCGTTTGGCGTGACCAAAGACGCCCAGGGCAACACCATCATCTACGAGGTGAAGCCGAATTACGGCACCCGCGAAGTCGATCACGCCATTGCCTTCAAGGCATTGGCTACCATGAAGGACGACGGGCGGGCGGTGCTCATTGTTGGTGGCGTACAAAGCGAGGCCGAAGAAGCGCGGCGCGATGACTACCGGGGCAAGAGCAAGCGCACGTTCTACTTCAACCTCTACAACGACTACAATGTAGTCGATCATTTCACGGTTGATGGCGACCTTTACTCCAAGCAAGGGGCAAGCTACCCGGTTGATGTAATCGTCATTGACGGGCGCGGCAAGTCGGCGCGCGATCTGCCCGCAGCCGACCTTCCGAAAATCATCCGTTCGTATGACGAACTCAAGGAGAAACTGAATGGCGCTAATGGCGTGGAGTCCCGAGCAGGCAGCGGCACCGATGGAGTTGGTAGCCGTGATGGTCAAGCCGGGGGTGCTGACAAAGAAGGATTGGGTGGAGGCACTGGCGGATCGAGTGTCCAATCTGGCACGCAAAGCCAGTCCGGCGGAGCTGGCTCGGGTGTGCGCGGCAATGCAACTGCCAACGGAGGACGACCCGAATCAGGCGGGCAACGTGCTGGTGCTGGGCAACTGGAATCTGCAAACGCACCTCAATCTGGCGCTGGCGGAAAGCAGCCCGTTTCCGGCGAAGGTAAGCAGCAACAACCCGGACGCTCAGGAAGCAATCGAGCAAACCGATCTGACAGCGTGGGTGGATCTAGCGTTGTCGCAGGTGAGCGCGTCGAGTCTGGACTGACCGACCGCCGGGGCGAGGAACAGGAAACCGAAACCCAGGTTGCCTACGCCCCACATTCCCAAGCCTCGTCGGTTGGCACGCTTGTGCCGAAGGCGATGCGCGACGCGATCGACGCATCACTTCAAAAGATTGAGGACAGGGTAGGCAACCTCGATCAGTACGTTGCCGACTCGCTCCAGATGGAGTCGGATACCCTGAGCGCCAATTTTTCAGCCGAGCAAGTGGATGCGCTGGCGCTGGCCATCGACAACGCCGAAGCCGGCAAGGGCTTCATCATTGGCGACCAGACCGGCATCGGAAAGGGCCGGGTGGTTGCGGCCATGATCCGGTACGCGCTGGTCAATGACAAAACGCCGATCTTCGTCACAGAAAAGCCGAACTTGTATTCGGACATGATCCGCGACTTGGACGACATTGGCATGACTGATGAGCTGGCGCTCGACACCAAAAAGCCGCGCATCTTCATTACCAATGGCGGCGAGTCGATTCCCTACACCCTGATTCGCAATAAGAACGGCGAAGTCACTGAAACCAACCTCACGCTGAAGTCCCCAAAGACCGGCAAGGCGCTGGACGAAATGATGCGCGACATGGCCACCTCGGACAGCTTGGGCGAGTACCGCGTCATTTTCACGACGTACAGCCAGTTGCAAACCGTCAAGGGCAAGGCCACCGAGCGCCAACGGTTTGTGAGGCAGTTTGGCAACAGCAATTACATGATCTTCGACGAAAGCCACAATGCCGGTGGCAGCGGAGAGCAGCAGGCGCGCACCAAAGAGCAGAGGGAAGCGGAAAAGAAGGGCGAAAGCACCGCCACGGGAAGATCCGCGTTTGTCCGTGATCTGGTCAAAAACGCCTTTGGCACCTTTTTCTCGTCGGCCACCTACGCCAAACGCCCGGACGTGATGGATCTGTACTCCAGCACGAACATGAGCTTGGCCGTTGATCGCCCGCGCGACCTTGGCGAAGCCATCAAAAAGGGTGGCGTGCCGATGCAGCAAGTAGTGGCCACGATGCTCACCCAGGACGGCCAGTACATTCGCCGTGAGCGCACCTTTGCCGGCGTGTCCTATGACACGGTGGAAACCAAGGTCGATAAGGAAACCGCCGAAAACATGGCCTCGGCCATGCGCTCCATTCTTGCCTTCTCTCGCGCAAAAGAGGCAGTAATCGCGCAGATGCAGAAGGAAATGGACAAGCAGGGGGCGACTCTTGCCGCTGTTGGCGGCGAAGCGAGCAGCGTGCAGGGCGCGAACTTTGGCTCGATCATGCACAACCTGATCGACCAAATGTTGCTGTCACTCAAGGCGCAAGACTCGGTGAAGCACGCCATTGGACGCCTCAAGGCCGGCGAAAAAGTGGTGATGACGGTATCGAACACGATGGGTTCGTTCCTGCAAAAATACGCCGAGGAAATGGGCCTGAACACCGGCGACCCGGTGGCTCTGTCTTTTGCCGACCTCTACGGCCGGTATCTCGAAAAGCAGCGCATCGTAAAAATCAAATCGGCAAACGGGCAGGTGAGGGAGCACCGCCTGACCGATGATGAGCTTGGCCCCTCGCTCGTCGCCATGTTCCAGCGCATCAAGCAGCAGATTGCCGAATCCGGGTTTGGCTCTGCCCCGATCTCGCCCATCGACTATATGCACGCCGAGCTTCGCAAGGCGGGCTACAAGACGGACGAAATCACCGGGCGCACCATTGGTCTGAATTATGAAGGCGGCCAACCAGTGCTGGCCAGCCGCACGGCCAACATCAAGCAGCGCGTCGGCGCCGTGCGCGGGTTCAATAACGGCGACACGGATGTGTTGATCTTGAATCAGGCCGGCTCCACGGGCCTGTCCCTGCACGCTTCCTCAAAATTCAAGGATCAGCGCAAGCGTCACATGATCGTGGTGCAGGCCGAGAAGAACATCGACACGCATATGCAGATGCTTGGCCGGGTGCATCGCACCGGGCAAGTGACCAGCGGAATCGTCTATGGGGATGACGCAACCTACGCCAAGCTGGAACAGATGATGAGTGCCAACGACCTTCTATGGCAGGACATAGAAGGGGCGCTGGGTAGAACGCTCGACCAAGACAAGCCGCTTGACCGCAGTATTGCGCTGCAACACCTAAAGTCTGTTGGCTACGAGGAACCCAGCGAAGCCAAGGCGCCAGAAGGCAAGCCGGCGGTTTTCGGCATGCCCGCCTATTCGCAAATGATGGCCGACATTCCGGCTGAAATGCGTCCGGCTGCGGTGTTGCTCAAGAAGATGGCTAGCCTGAATGCCAACACCACGGCCTCTCGCAAGTCGGCTGTGACCGCTGAAGGCGTGGTCGATTTCATGAACGACTACGGCGGCCAAGTCGTGCATGAATACCTGCGCGACAACCAAGAAGTGCATCAGGCAATCGGCGGCTCCAAAGTCATCAAGCTGGTAGAAGATCCGACCGAGGAGGCTTCCGAGGACGACATTCGCAAACTCACCGGCTACATTCCGATTCTGCCCATCGCTCAACAGGAAACGATCTACAAGGACTTGATCGACCGCTACAACGAGCTGCTTGAGCGCGAAAACAGCCTGGGCACCAACAAGCTAGAAGCCAAGGCAATGGACTTGGATGCCGAGACAATCGACTCCCAGCCGATCACCGAGCAGAAGGAAAGCAATTCCATTTTCGCCGCCCCGGCGCAGATGGAGCGCGTGGATGTGAAGCGCACGGTAAAACCGTACTCGACCGCCGAAATAACCGACATGGTGAAGGAACGGCTGGGCGACAAGACGGCCGCGCAGACCGCCAACGATGCTCTCAGTGAGCTGGCCGTGCGCACCGCCGAATACTCCAAAAAGGTACTCGGGAAGATGCAGTCGGCGGAAGCACCCGATCCGATTCGGATTGAAGCCGCTCGCAATCAGATCGACATGGCGCTCAACATGGCCAACACCGTACTGAGCACCTACCGGATTGGCGACACCATTTCGATCACGGACAACAACGGCCAAGTGCTTTACGGCGCGATCACCGACATTTCCAACTCGGGGCGCACGACCAACCCGGCCGCCGGATCCGACTGGAAAATGCAGATCGCGCTGGCCAATGGCGATGCAAAGTCTTTGAAGTTGAGCTTCTCGCAACTGTCTGCCCGGTATCAACTGGCCAAAGAAAACACCGTGAATTGGTACAACGCCGAAACGCAGGCGCTTGAGCCAATGCGCGTGCTGGACATTTTCGACAAGGGCGCCACGGTGCGCCGCGAGAAGCGGTGGATGGTGACGGGCAACATCCTGGCCGGCTTTTCGCAATACAACGGCCAGATCGTCAGCTACACGAAGAAGGACGGCACCATCGGGCAGGGCGTGCTGATGAGTCGGCAGTTTGACTTTGCCAAGGAGCAGAAGAACGTTCCGGTGAAGATCAAGAGCGCCGACGCCGCTAGCCAATTCTTTGGCGCGACCAATGACGGCGCCACCATCGGAACCCCGGACGCTGCCCTGCGGATTATTGCGCGCGGCCCTGTCTATACCGTCATCGTTCCGAGCAGCAAGAAGGAGGGCGGCACCTACTTCCTAGACCCCGGATTGACCAACGCCATTGGCGGCGATTTCTACAAGACCGGCGGCGTGATGACGGCTCGGAATCTCACCGAGGCGCAGATGCGCGCCACGGTGGAATACCTGCTCAAGCAGCGCGAGGAAACCTTGGTGGCCCTGAGCAATCAGGATAAGGCGCGGGAAATGTTTGCGGTGAAGGGTGAGGCCGGCCCCCGCGAGTTCAACGACATTTCCCGCCCGCTACCCGCCACCATCAAGGTCGATGGCAAAGACCGCCCCACCCGCAACAGCGAGGGCCGGCAGATCCACCCGACCGCCGAGGGCGTGCGCAACTTCTGGAAGTGGTTTGGCGATTCCAAGGTGGTCGATGAGCAGGGCCGGCCGCTGGTGGTTTATCACGGGACGCGGCACAGTTTTGACGAGTTCAACCCTGACGGCCGACGCGGAAAACCGAGGCTGCATTACTTTAGCGACGACCCGGCGGTAGCAAGCGAGTACGCGGGTGATGTTCGCTACGGCACGCCAAATGTCATGCCGTCCCATGTCTCTTTGCAGAAACCGTTTACGTTCAATGCGAACGGCGAGCAGTGGGGGTCGCTCACGCTGTCACTGTTCCCGGCTGAAATTGCGGTTCATTTTGACGAGCGCAACATACTGCGAGGTCGTGAAGGGCGGGAGTCACTAATCGGTTTTTCGGAAGTAATACGCGGCGCTCTAGCGGCCGGATACGACGGTGTGATTGCTGATGGCATCCGTGATGGTGGCGGGCCTTATGGAGAGCAAAACCCCAGGCGTGTGGTCGTCGCAAGCCGCCCCACCCAAATCAAATCCGCCATCGGCAACACCGGCGCATTCGACGGGGCCACGCCTTCGATCCTGAACGACCTTTCCACTACCCCGGCCGCCGCTTTTGCCGACAAGCCCGAGCAGGTACGCGCCAACGCGCTGACCAAACTCAAGGGGCTGGAACGTCGCCGCAACGACGGCAAGATCACCGAGGCCGAATACCGCCTCGGGGTGCAGCAGTTGATCGGCAAGCTGGAGCAGCGCAACGAGGCCCGCGACGATCGCCGCATGGAATCCGGCCGGCGCCGGGGTGCCGACTGGATCGTGTCGCAGCTTCGCCGGGGCGTGGCCGACAACACGGTGCCGCGCAACGAGGCCGACTTTGCCGAATGGTTGCTCGACCAGAATCCGAATCTGGCGAATGACCTGGGTATTGCCATGTCAGGCAGGGACGGCAAGGGCACGACGGGCAACTACAACCCGCTGGCCCGAATCGTCACGCTATTCACCTCGGCCAACCTTGGCAACGGTACGGCGGTGCATGAAATCCTGCACCACACCGAGCGCATGATGCCGGGTGCCGTGCAAAGCGGCGTGATGAAGGAATGGCAGCGGGCTTGGGATGCCGCGTACAAAGCGGGTGATGCCAAGCTGAAAACGGCGTTGAATGACATGCTGGCGGCCAGCCTGGGCGACAAAGAGGCCAATGCTCGCACCCAACAAGCGTTCGAGAACGGCACGCTCAAGTACGAGCAGCACTACCAATTGTTCAGCCCGTCCGAATTCTGGGCGGTCAATGCCACCAGCATCTTATCCGGCCGGTTTGCTGCCAAGGGTTCGTGGGTCAAGACGGCAATCCAGTGGTTCAAGGAGTTCATGCAGCGCGCCAAAGCGGTGTTCGGCCTGCGCTCCGATGCGACGATTCTGAAGGCGCTGGATGCCGTGATGAAGGGCGAGGGCGTGTTCCAGCCGGGCGCCATGATGATGGCCGAGCGTGTGGCGGAGGACGTGACCGGGGCGACGGTGGGCGAGCAGACCTACAACGACATTGCCCGCAAGGTGCAAAACAACGTCGTGCAGTTTTTCGGCAACCGAAATGAAAGCCTCAAGACGTTTGGCGCGTTCAACAAGACCCTTTCGACGCAGTATCACAAGGCGCTGAAAGACCGCGACTATGGGCGCGTGTTCGGCTTTGCCAACGCGATGCAGAACCATGTGTCGATTGCCGCCATCCGGCCCGCTGAATTGGCCCCCGGCGTGCTTCCCCGCGTGGATGACGTGAAGTCGGCCCTGAAAACCGTGTGGAAGGGTAAGCAGGCGAACGCCGACATTGACGGTGCCACCAAGGCAATTTTTGCCGGCACGCTGTACGGCAAGGACGTGATGCAGGGCAAGGTGTTCAGCGATGACGACTTGCGCAACCAGTTTAAGCTGACCGACACCGGGATCGCGCTCTACAAACAGGCGCGCGCAGCCATCGACGCCAGCTTGGACGAGCTTGCCGCCGCCGAGGCTTTCTCAATGGCGCAGGGGTTCGTGCCCAAGGTCATCCGGCGCGGCTTGATCGACAACCCGCAATCGGCCCCAGCCGTGTTGGCGATGGAGCTGGGTAAGCAGATCAAGATGCTCAAGGCGGCAATCAAGTCAGCCGAAACCGCCGGCAACGAGGAGCAGAAGGCGCAGCTTGAGGCGAGCTTGGAGGCTTACATCAACACCCAGCGTACCGTGGATAAGATTTTCACCACGGCTAAGAACCTGAAGGCGGCCGGCTACGCGCCCTTGATGCGGTTCGGCAAATACACGGTGACGGTGCAGGCCATCGACCCCGAGACTGGCAACTTGCTGCGCGATGAAAACGGGGATTCGCTCACCGAGTTTTATGGCCAGTACGAAACCGAGGGCGAGGCGATCTCCGTTCGCAACGAGAAGCAGGCGCTTTACAAAGACCGCGACGATCTGCGCGTGACAACCGGGGTCAAGAGCCAGACCGCGCACGAGCTGTATGCCGGGATCTCGCCCGAAACGCTGGCGCTGTTCTCCGATGCCATCGGCGCCGGGGACACGATTAAGAAGTATTACCAGCTTGCCCTGTCTGAGCGATCGGCTCTCAAGCGCAGGCTGGAGCGTAAGGGCACCGCCGGCTTCAGCGAGGACATGCCGCGCGTGCTGTCCAACTTCATCACCAGCAATGCCCGGTTCGCGGCGCAACGCTACTACCTGCGCGACCTGAACAACGCCATCAAGTTCATTCCGAAGGAAAAGGGCGACGTGCTGGATGAGGCGATGAGCCTCAAGAAGTTCATGAATGACCCCAACGACCCCGGTGCGCCTATTTCGTCGGTGATGTTCGCGTGGTTCCTCGGGGGGTCGGTGGCGGCGGCAATGGTCAATATGACGCAGCCGATCATGATGACGGCGCCGTATCTGTCGCAGCATGGCGTGGGCCGGGCGACCGCCGCGATTGCCAAGGCGATGCCGTATGCGCTGGGCAAGAAGCAGATCACCGACACCGAACTGCGCGACGCACTCAAGCGCGCCAGCCAAGAGGGCGTGGTCGATGCTCAGGAAATCTTCCACCTGTATAGCCAGGGTGCGCAGAGCGTGGCATCGGGCCTTGCCAATACGCTGGCCAAGATTCCGGGTTTGGGCGGCAAGATCAAGGCCGGGAGCGAAAGCGCCCGCGCCCGGATCAATGCCTTCCTGACCCTGTGGGGGTCGATGTTCTCGCTGGCGGAAAAATTCAACCGCAAGCTCACGTTCATTGCCGCGTGGGAAGTGGCCAAGGCCAAGGGCGAGAAAGACCCCTTCGCGTTTGCCGTCCGGGCGGTGAATGAAACGCAGGGCATCTACAACAAGGTGAATCGCCCCAATTGGGCGCGAGGCACCTTTGGCCGAACCCTGCTCACCTTCAAGCAGTTCAGCATCATGTACGTCGAACTGCTGTCCCGCATGTGGAAGCGCGGCGGGCCGGAAGGCAAGCGGGCGGCGCTGATGATGCTGGCTGTGCTGATGCTGGCCGCTGGCGAGGAAGGCTTGCCATTCGCCCAAGACCTCGATGACTTGATCGACACCATCGGGCAAATGTTCGGGCTGGATACCAACATGCGCCGCAATAAGCGCCGGCTGGCCCACGAGATTCTTGGCAAGACCGGGGGCGACCTGTTTCTGTACGGCATTTCCTCGCAACTGCCCCTCGACGTGGCCGGCCGCCTGGGCGTGGGCAATCTGATTCCAGGCACCGGCATCCTGAAACCCTCGGACAAGGAATTGATGAGCCGCAACGTGGCCGAAATCTTCGGGCCGGCGGCCGGCATGGCAACGCAGATTGGCGACGCCTACGAGGCATTTACCGAGGGCAACACCAAGAAGGCGCTCACCAACCTTGCCCCGAAAGCCGTCAAGGATGTGCTGTCCGGTCTTGATATGGCCGACAAGGGCTACGCGACCGACGCGGTAGGCCGCAAGACGACCGAGGTGACAGCCGGCGAAGCGGCCATCAAGTCAGTCGGTTTCAACCCCACGACCGTTGCCCAGCTCACCCGCAAGACGATGCCGATTCAGCAGGACGTGGCGCTGCAACGCCGCACCGAATCGGCCATCCTCGACCAGTGGGTGCGGGGCATCACCGACAAGGATCAGGCCATGATCGACAAGGCGCAGGCGAGACTGAATGAGTGGAACCGGGCGAACCCGGACACACCCATCCAGATCACTGGCGCGCAGATCAAGGTGCGGATCCGCAATCAGGGCTTGGACAAGGAAACCAGAGTGCTCAAGTCAGCCCCCAGGGAGATGCGGGGGCGGGTGGCAGAGGGGTTGGACACCATCGAGTAATGGCTGGACGCACGAAATGCAGGCATCGGTCTGCATTTTGGTGCTTCTCAAGTGCGTCATGAGGTGACACTGCGCGGCACGCAGGCGGTTGAGTTCATCAATCGCCTGTTCCGCGTGCGGGTGTTCGGTGTCGTTGAGGATCAACTCAATAAACGGGGTTGGGATGAGTGAATATGGCATCGCAATAAGCTGTAATGTTGTCAGGATTCCGCCTATTTTTTTTCGATCTTATTTAGTGCAAAGCAAGCCGTATACCAAGAAAAGCCCTGCACACTTTCTGCACGTTGAGTGCTGCGCGGTTGTGCAAAATGCTGCAAATCGGAATGGTCGGCGCCCATAGGCCAGTTATTAAATCAATGGGTTAGTGTGTGACGGCTTTTCTACGAACCAGGGGGTCGTGGGTTCAAATCCTGCCGGGCGCGCCATTCACAATCATGGGGTTAGCGTTGATCGCTGGCCCCTTTTCTTTTGTCCCGCTGCACGTTTTCTGCACACTTTGCAGCAGCGGGGCACTGGCGCCCGCCTCGATCTTCTCCACGGCCCGGTACAGCTCCAGCAGTTCGGCGGCTGAGTAGTGAGTGGTGATGTTGCCGTTCTTGTGCCCGAGCAAGTCCTGCCGGGTTTCGTTGCCCACCCCGACCGCCCGCAGCCGGCGCCCGAACGTATGGCGCAAGTCATGGACGTGCAGGGTGCGAAAGCCCTCGGGCGCGTCACGGTCGAATACCTCCCGGTACTTGGTCGTCGCCTTCTTGCGGGCGTTTTGCCAGCCGGTGTTATTCATGGTTTCGACCCGCTGGCCCCGGTACGGGAATACCCAGGTGCGGTGCTTGCCCCGCTGCGCCTCGATCACTCGCCGCGCCACGGCGTTCAGCACGATCACCCGGTCTTGCCCGTTCTTGGTGTCGGTCAGCACAAACACCGACGCGCCAAGTTCCTCGACCTCTTGTTCCTGATCCCACCGCAGGCCGCAGCATTCTTCGTCGCGGGCGCCCGTATGCACCATGAACAGCGCCATCGGTTGCAGGTGCGCGGGCAGCAGGGGGAACAGGTGGGCCTGCTCTTTCCAGCTTATTGGGTACGGGTCGCGGGAGTCGTTGCCCGGTAGCATGGTCAGCAGCGGCGGGGTTTCCAGCCAAGTGAGGCCAGTCACCGGATCTCGCCAACGGCGGGCGGCCAGATTCAGCACGCGCCGCACCACGCCCAGCTTGTTGTTGATCGACTTGTTCTTGTTGCCGCGTGCCCGGCACCACGCCACAAACGGCTTGAGGGTTTCATCGTGGATGTTGGATAGGGGCAAGGTGCCGACGTGCGCCACGGCCTGTTCCAGCCATGAAGCGTTGTCGGCGTTGCCCTTGGTGGCATCTTCTTGAATGAATTTGGCGGCCGCGTCTGCGAAGTAGCGCGTCGGACGGACACCATAGACCGTTTGTTGCCGGATTTGCTCAAGTCGCCTGACTAGGTAGCGTTCGGCTTCTTCGAGCGTGCTTGCTTTCGTGCTCTCTCGAAGCGGGCCATAGCCTCTGACCCGTTTCTGGATGTGCCAAGTGTCTCCGACAAGCCGGAGTCCTGGCATACGCTTGTGCCCCATGTGTCTCCTTTGCGGCCTGGGGCGCGACCATTCCGGCTGATATAGTCGTCGGCCCAGCGATCCAAGTCAACGCGGTCGAAGGCGATGCCCTGGGTGCCGATCGGCACTTCGATCAGGGTGGGGCGAATCTCCGCATTGAAGCGGTTGCGATCCACCCCGAGGTAGGCCGGCGCGTCGCGCAGGCGGATAAGGCGGGGGAGGATCACCCTTTGCCCCCCACCACCTCGTAATCCTTAAACACCACGCCATTGCTGGCGTCACCCACCTTGCAGGCTTTGACCCAGCATGTCTTGCCATTGGGCAAGCGCCGGATGTGGCCGCGCCGGTCGTGCAACCTTGGGGTGGCGTGCGTGCCACCTTGGTGCGCTGTCTTTGGCTGGGACGGCTCGATCTTGACCGTGTGCCAGTCGAAAAGCGGTGGCTTGCCCTTGGCCTGCAATCGACGGCTCGTGAATGATTGCTTGATCGTGGCCCGATAACCTTCCCTGCCTTGAGCGAGTGCGCCGTACCAAAGCGCCAGCAACCGCAGCACCATTTCCTTGTCGTCGCGGGTCATTTCACCTTCATACGCCTCGGCAAATATCTGGCCGTCGCGTACTTGGTACATCAGCTTTGGCAACTGTCGTTGCTTGTTGCCGATCTTGATGCGGGCAGACACCACGATTGCCTCGGCTGGATCCTCGCCCATAACAAGCATCATCACTTCATGGCTAGCGTTTTCTTTCTTACCTTGGCACGCCACGAAGCAATGATTAAATGGTGGGCGTGACTCTTGCATGGTCAGGTTTAGCGCAGGCACATCAGCTCGGTGCAACGCACCGCTGATGTCAAACCACATCCCATCGGCGGGATCGCCGCCAGTCATGGCATAGGCTTTCACCCATTCACGTATTAGAGGCGTCATTCCTAAACCCCCACCATGATCTTAGGTGGCCTCGGCAAGATGCCCTCCATGGGCCGCCACAGGTGCAGGCAATGTGGATGGTTGTTGATGTATTCTGACTTGGGCGGGTGGTACTGCACCACGCAATCCTCGTCGTCCCAGAACAGGGCTTTGACTTGGCACATTTCGTCCCACGTTGGAGTGCGGTCGCGGCGACTCACGCTGACATGCTCCCAGCCCATGCCGTTGCTGGCCTGCACCATGACGATCTGGTTGTGCTTCAGCGGCACGCGAAAGACGCCATTCGTTGCATCGCCGGGGCCGAATTGTGGAATCACCACGCGGTATTTGTCTGGGCACTTGAAGGTCATGTGTTTGCTTCCTCAAATTCCTGCTCTGCCAACGAGCACAAAAAATCACACTCCGGCGCAAGCGGTTCAGTTGTTGGATGGTTGGTGGGTATCTCATCAATGAATATCCGCACATCGTCGATGCGGCTCAATCGGGCATTGAGACTGCGCGACAGATCGGCCATGCGGTGAAACTGCATCGGGAATTCTTGCCTGACTAGCGCCCAATACGCGGGGCTGGTGGCCTTCACGCACGGGATGCAGTTGGCGTTTTGAAAGCCCATCGCATAGACGCGAGGCGGGGCAATGCCAGCGTTCTCAATCATCGCAAGGCACGCGGCTTTGGTGATGCCCCGGTCGATCAACGGCGTGACGATGCGAAGCTCCGGCCAGTGCTCGCGCAGTGCATCGGCTCGTTGCACGTCGTTCGCGTCAGCGGTGTAGCCAAACACATGAACGTCGTCCGGCTGCTGAAACAGCAAGCGAGGCGCCACTTTTAGTTCTCCGGTGCATGGCGCGCCCTTGTGCCCGCTCAAGAATCGCCGCTTTTCCCACACTTCCCAAGTGTCGGCCCACTTCTCGTTTTTCAGGGGCGTAACGGGTTTGCCAAACCATTGTTCGCAGTCACGCATGAATCGCAGATTGTCCTCATCCTCGGCGCCGGTGTCGCAGTAGGCGATCACGTCCGGGGCGGTCAGCTTTGTGGCGACTGCGCTGGCGGCGCCGCAGGAAAACCACGAGACAACGCGGCTCACGAGTTCTTCTCCTTCAGCTTGGCTTCGATTGCGCGGGTGTAAGCCACAATCCAAACGCGCAACAGTTCTCTGGCGGATATACGCACATGGGTTCTCGCAAGAAGATCAATGATCTGGTCTAGTTGCTCAACACTCGGAGCAACTTCCGTCAGCCCAACCCACTCGCGGCGGGGTGGGTGGGTGTAGACAGGCTCCACATATGTTTTTGTCTGATACGCGCTAAAGTCTTTTGCCCAGTTAGATACTTCACCCGCCACTTTCCACGCCACCGGCTTCTGCCCCATCTCCTGGTGCACATCCGTAAGCCGCTGCATGACTGCCTCGGCTATGGCGGCGCGGAGGGCGGTGATGGCTTCAGCGAACGGGTCATGATCTCCGACCGCCCACGGCTCAACTGATTCCAACGCCTCAAGCGCCTGCTTTATTGCTTCGATGCTCATCAAACAACCCTCCCTGCGTGTCATCAATAACCTGTTTTGGCTTCTTTGCCTTGGCCTTTGCCTCGGCCTTCAGTACATCCCACCTGACAAGCGGTTGCCCTTCCTCGTCGTGCGCGATGACGTAGCGCGTGCCGTTGTATTGGATGCCCCCGTAGAAGCGGGCAATGGATAGTTGGCTGTCCAGCCAGTTGTAGATGCGGTCGGGGGCCATCAAAAAGGTATCCCGTCCCAAAGCCACGACGGGCAGCCCGCCTTCTTGATCTCGGCCGGTGGCTCGACGTGCCCGGCCAGCTCACACACCCGCCCGGCGACGAAGTGCTGGCAGGTGCCGCAGCCGGTGTTGATCTGCCCGAGGAAATTCAGTTCGGCGCGCAGTTCCGACATGCGGGTGGCAATCTCAATCTTCGTTTTGTATTGCAGCCCTTCTCTCAAGGTTTGAATGTTCATGCGGTTTCCTTTTCATACTCAAAATCCACAATCTTCCAAAACTTGCCATCGAGCTTGACCGTGAAAAAAGTCGGAACGGGCGGCCTCAACACACCCCGTTCAATCAAGTTCAAAAACTCATCCACCGTGTTAGGGCACGTCAATCCGCGTTTCCAACACCACGTCACGGCGTGCTTGCGAACAAAATCACGCTCGTCCTCGATGGGTAGCCACTCGAAAAACTTTGCCAGCCCGCTTACATACGTCACTTTCACCGTGGGCTTCTTGCCGGGCTTCTGGTGAGGCGTGAAATACATATCGGTAAGCGGATACCGGCGCGGCTTTTGAAGGGCGGCAACAATCACCGCCTCCGATGCTTCAGTGCCGTGAGAGGGCTTCACTTCCCACTGGTATTCGCAGCCTGGGCAGATCATCACCGAGGTATGCACAAGCTCGTGACACTCGGGGCACTCTTTGACAGGCGCCACCGAAACCGCGTCCTCGTCCTTCTCGCGCTTCCTCTTAATGCGGATTTGGTCGATCGGCCCGTGGCGCTCGACGTTGCCAGCGAAGTCCAGGACAAGGGTGTTCTCTTTCTTGCCGTCCTTGCGCAGCCCGCGCCCCATAATCTGCACATACAGGCCCACCGACTTGGTGGGGCGCAGCATCACGATGCAGTCGATCGAGGGAAAATCGAAGCCAGTCGTCAAAAGCATGGCGTTAAAAAGAAACCGAATCTGCCCGCTCTTGAACGCCGCGATCTTGGCGTCACGCTCGCCGGATGCCATTTCCCCGCTCACATAGTCGGCAGTCCAGCCCCGGCGACGTGCCGCCGCCGCGCAGTGCGCCGCGTGGTCGATACCGGCGCAAAACCCGAGGATGTGGTTGCGGTCGTGGGCGTATTTCTCGACTTCGCTTAAGGCGCCCTCGATCAGATCGTCCTTGTCCATTGCCGCCTGCAATTCATTGGCGACAAATTCACCGCCTCGGGTATGCACGCCGCTTAGATCGGCCTTGGTTGCGCCGTTCTTGGCCACCAAAGGGCAGAGGTAGCCCTGCTTGATAAGGTCGCCAACGTGTGCCTCATACGCCACGTCGGTAAAGACACGGCAATCACCCTCTGTGAGCAGGCCCGAGTCCATACGGTAGTGCGTGGCCGTCAGCCCGATCACCTTGAGGTGCGGGTTGTAGTGCGTAAGACCGGCGAGGAACCGGCCATACATGGTGTCGGCGGTGCGCGGCACGAGGTGCGCTTCATCTACGATGACCAGATCAGTGCCGCCGAACTTGGCCGGCATCTTATGCACCGACTGAATCCCGGCGACTGTGACCTGGGCTTTTTTCTTCTCTCCCACCCCCGCCGAATAGATGCCGATGGGGCACTCCGGCCAGTAGCGAATGATGGCGGCCGCGTCTTGCGCGATCAGCTCCTTGACGTGCGTGAGCACGACAATCCGGGTGGTCGGGAACTCACGGATGGCGCGCTCGATGAAGGCGGCCAGGGTGAGGCTTTTGCCTGCGCCGGTTGGTAGCACCACGAGGGGGTTTCCTTCGTTGTGCCGGAAGTATTCGTAGAGCGCCTCGATGGCGGCCGTTTGATAGGGGCGGAGGGAGATCATCGCCACGCCCCTTGGCGGTACAGTGGCTTTGGCGAATTGTTGGAACTCGCGGCAGTTGCGAATCTTTCAGTCTTGACGATGTACCCTTTGCGCGTGGCCATGCGCGTGGCGGCGCCCCATGCTCTCAAGTCAGGCGGATCGGGCAACGCTTCGCATATCGCGCGCATTTGCTCGACAGTAAATTCTCCCGGCAGTTGAGTGGCAGCCCAACCGAGGGCTTCCGCCGCTTCCCCTATCCAGCCAGGGGAAGCGCGATTTGCGCTATCTGCTGCGTTTGAGATTCCTTGGTCGGCGGCGATTTGAGCCGCGTCGTGGTTGATTCCCTCACTCATTCCCCTTACGCCTCCTTCACGAAAACGCCATTCGGCATGAGCGTGCCCTTGCGGTCTTTGATTTCTTCGTAGGCGCCTTCAAGGCACTTCGTCATGCTGATGCCGCGCAGGGCGCAGTAATTGATGAGGCACACCAGCACATCGCCCACGGCGTCGGCAATCATCGGGGCGTTGTTGCGGGCCTCGCCTGCCGCCAGCTCGCCCATTTCCTCGAAAGCCTTGAGAAGTTGGCTTGCCGGCGTCGCGTTGGGGATGATCTTTCGGTCGCTCGACCACTGAATCACAGCTTGTTCCAGTTCTTCGTATTGCATCTTCGGTTCCTCGTTGAATTAACCTGAAATCGTTGCGCCAAATGTTGTTCTCAAAATCTCAATGTCTTGGTCGCAGATAGCCTTGTGGTCGGCGGCGGCGCTGATTTCCGCGCTGGAATACAGCGGGAGATCGTCGGGCGCGAAAGGCACCTTGCCCGTGGTGACGACAAACGGCCGGCCGTTGTCCTTGCGCTTAAACTTGATCCAGCTATCGCCGGCATCCACCGGGTCGGCGTAGGTGACAAGGAAGGGCAGGGGCAGGTGTTCAGGGCACCCGGTACGCTGCATCACCACCGGAATGTCTATCTTTTTGCTCGCGCATGACCACCGACCGTCGCCCTGGTGCTCGGGCGTGGCATGAACGCAAGTGCGGCAGGACAGGGCCGGGGTCTTGTGGCCGTGGCATACCGCTTTGTGCGGGCACCACGAGCACAGGTAATACTTGGGGTCGTCCTTGATGCGCGCGGGCGGCTCGGCGGCGAAAATGATGCTTTCGGCTTTGGCCTGAAGGCGCTCGAAATACAACCGGTCAAACTTGATGCGCTCGGCCCATATCTCGTCGGAGTTTTTATTCACCGACACATACAGGGCGCGCTCCATGCCGGATTGCCCCATGTACCACTGCATCTGCGCGTAATGCTGCGGCTTGGCCTCGGCCACGCCTTTCTTGGTCAAATCCTTGAAAGACTTTTCCGAGTGCGTCTTGAACTCCAGCACATGCCACTGTCGGCCGCCGTCCGGGACATTGCGAGCGCACCCGTCCATGTGGCCGCGCATGTGCCCGCCGTGGTCGGCAAACCCAAATTGCCGCCCCGTGGCCGGATCAACGTCATAGACCTCGACACCGATGGCGCGCAGGTCAGCCACAAGGCGCGGCTCGGCTAAGTGCCCCGACTGGAACAGCCGGTACATGCGGCCGTCAAACCGTTCCTTGCTGGCCCAGCGGAAGTCATACCAAAGGGCGCGGGCGCACTCTTTGCCGATGATCGAGGCGCCCAGGTAGGTGCGCGCTGGTTCGGCGGCGTAGCGTTTCTCGTATGCATCGTAGATGGCAGTGACGATCGGGCTTTCCGTGAATTCCGAAATATCAGCCATTGAATTTCTCCGGGTTAAAGTAATCCCGAAGAAACTCGGTGTCGGTCATTGGGTGCGTTTCTTTGAACGCCGCCTTGGCCTCGCTGCGGGTGGCATCGAAGATGCACTCCAGCAATTCTTCCTGCACTTCGATCGTATTGACGAACGTGGTGGCGTGCGCGAGTCCGAATGACAGGCAACGAACGAAATACGTCAGTGCTTCCGGTGACGGGTGTTGCCCGAGGTGTTCCAGCATCTTCGCTACTTCCTTTCCGTAATCCATTCGTTCGCTCCGTGTTGATGGTGGGTGTTGGTGGCCGGACTTGAACCGGCATCGGGCGCTTGGAAGCGGCGCGTGCTCTACCTGTTTGAGCTACACCAACAAGGAGGGGGACTGGTGGGCATTCCTGTATGGGCGGGCCAGTGGCATGTACCCGCTTGGATTTCCCTGACTAGCCAATCCCCCTGCTTGTTAGTCCCCGTCTATTCCGGGGTGTCACAACTTTTCCAGACCAAGGGTTAGTTGCCCCTTCCGTTTCCTTCGAGTTTCGGCTGTCTGGCGCCTAGTTGGTGGCCGGTACTGAACTCCGGCTTGCGGTATTTGTTTGCGGTCTTTTTCACCCGCCCATGATCTACGCCCGTCGGCCTCAACCGCTTACATGCTTCGCGCATCAGCCTGCGCATTCACCAACACGGCTGGGGATTCCCCTCCGCTGCGGATTTACCGGATGGGCAAGTGAATGCCCGAATCCCCATGCGTGTTGGTGCCGTCTTTCCGGCTGTCACCCATACAGCGCACGTCAGGGTTTGACGCGATCACACCGAGGGAGGGTCGGCGTGCGCTATTTACTCCGCACCAGCCTCAACCATCCCCTCGGCCGCAACTGCATCGGGTTCCGCCGCCTTGGCCGCTTCTTGGGCCTCTTGCAACGCCTTCACTGCCACGCTGCGGAAGGCCACAACAAATTGCTCCACTTGCTCGAACGGCAGCTTGCCAAGCGCGGTGACAATCAGATTCACTTGATCGAGGTTCAGGGTGTAGTTGATATTTACTTGATTCGGATTCACTTATTGCCTTTCGTTTTGTTAGGGTAAAAAGTTTTTGCTTAAACCGACTCGGACTTGATTCGATAGCCTTCGAGCGCCCAAATCTTTTGGCGAGCGTTTTCTCGGGCGATCTTTTGCCCGATTTCCCGGTCGAAATAATCAAAGCTGATGCACGCGCTTTCCCCGATCACGCTGAACCCGTTTTTCAGGGTCAGGCAGCACACCGTGACGGTAGTGCCCGGAAAGACGTAGTACGCCTCGTCGTGGATGACCGCATCAATGTCGGCATCTGTCCTTTTCATGTTTGCTGTCATGTCCGCCTCACTTCTGCCAGGGCGGGACAACGGGCGCTGCCGGTTGTTGTGCGACGACAGCAGCCGGCGCGAATCCAACCGTGCCGGCCGCGCTGGTCGGCTCGTACTTCTTGACCGTGTTGTTTTCGCGGTTGCGGTCGTCAATCTCGACACCAACCGTGATAAGAAGCGGCCGGTTATGCAGCTCGGCGGAATCGTTGGGCTTGATGACATTCACGGCGCGGCAGATTGCGGCCAGCTCGCGCTGGGCAATATCCACGGCGGTCTTGTTGCTGTTCTTCAGATTCAGACGCGCCCACAGCTTCCGGCCCTTGTAGGTGCCGTCGATCACCTCAAAGGTGATTTGCAGGTAAGCGCCGTCGCCCTTCTTGGTCGGCTTCATCTCCGAAGCCGTGGCCATGACGATGTATTGCCCCTCGGGCAGCGCGGAAAACTCGGTCTGTTCGGGTACTTGTGATGCGTCAAAGCCGGATAGGTCAGCCATAATTACTTCCTTTCTTCAGTGTGAGAAAACATCAATCGATCAGGCAGCAGAATTTGCCATTGCACTGGCAAAAGCATTCCAATCCAGCGGCAGGACGGGAGGCAGTTCATACCGATTCTTCGCGTAATAGGCCGGTGTCTCTTGGGTGTAGAGCAATCGCTCGCCCGTGGTGATACCCCTGGACACCGACTTGTTGAAACCTACGTCGTCCTTTTTGACGATGGTGCGGAAGTTGGCAAACATCACCGCGTCGGCCCACTCCTGCACCAGTGCGGAAGCACGCGATTGCAGCTTCGGCTGGTAGCGGTCGTAGGGTTCCACCTCGGGCGAGTCAAACCGCTTGATCTCGCAGTGCCCGATCAGAATCACGGCCATGTTCCTTTCATTGCGCAGTGCGTCCAGACCTTCCAGCACTTTGCGCCACTTGTCGGCCAGCATCACCGCAAACTTGCCGTAAGCGAGTTCCTTCGCGTCATGCGTGTCCTCGATTTCCTTGGCGATGATGTTTTCCAGCCAATCCACAGAATCAAGCACCACGGTCTTGTAATCGTGCTTTTCGTTGTAGAGCGTGGCGATCGCTGCCATCACGTCGGCGCTTTTGGTTGCAATCGGAAAGCTCGACGTGTCGATGCTGCCCAGGCCGTCCTCGGTACAGATAAAGATGGGATCGGGTGCGCCTGCCGCCCAAGTGCTTTTCCCGATGCCGTGGGTGGCGTAGAGAAACACACGCGGGGCGTGGATGCTTTTGCCCTTCTTGATTGAGTTCAGGTCGAATGCCACGGTTCAGTCCCCCCAGATCAGAAAGTCGGCCAACCAATGCAAATGGGCCGGTGACGCGATGAATGTCGTTCCGCCATTTTCCTGCTTCCACACCAAGCCATATACCGTTGAAGCTCTTTCTGGGTCGGGAAGGGCGAATACATACAACTCTTTGCCGCGAATATCGCCTTCCCACCTCTTGCCAAAAACCTTGGCAGCACTCATAGCCGTGTGAAACAGACGAACGATAGGAACGTCTTGCTTAACGATTTCATCCATCCGAACCATTCCCTCAAAAAAGTCTTGAGGCGGAGTCTCGTAATAAAACATCACGCACCCCCTTCGTTCGTGATAATCCGACTCGGCTCCGCGCTCTGCCCGTTCAGGTCGCCGGCCGTGTCCTCGATGGCGGTGTAATTCTTAGCCGTCCCCAGGACACTTTGCAGCAGGGTGTAGATCATCCCGTGTGCCTGACTGTTGCCGTCGATCACGTCCCCGAAGTCAGCCGCTACGGTGACTTGGCCGGTTGCCTCGTCGTCGCTGATGGTGATAGATGCTGTTGCCATTATTCCCCCCTTGCTATCATCATTGCGTCGGCCATCATGTAAGCGTGTGTCGCCACCCAATCCTCCAATTCCATAGCAACCCCGACCGGGGTGCCTCTTTTCCAGTGCTCATAAACTGCCGGTAATGCCTTGGCTGCGAAGTAATCGCGCAGCGTCATGTTCTCAATACCCACTTCCATCATTCCCCTCGGCGGTAATTTCCACGCCGGTTTTTGCGGGCGTGACGGTGATTGGCAAAAGCCGATAGACAGCCGGCTCGTTGGCCTGGAGGTACTTCACCCCCTTGTCATCAAGCTCGGGTTTGAATTTGACCGGGCGCAGTTGTTCGGGGATCTGGTCTTTCACCAGCTCCCACTTGTCCCAGTCCATCTTGCGAGTCACCTTGCCGGTGACGGTGATTTTAAAGCCCTCAATCTTGTGCGATTGAGCGCCTTCGTCGCGCTTCCCTAGGGCAGAGACAATCTGCTCCTCAATCTTGATGCGGTCGGCATTGGCCTCGCGCTCGCGGCGTTTGGCATCCAGCCATTGCTGTGCCAGTTCCTTCGTTTCCATGTTTCCTTCCTTCGTTGGGTCAGTAGGTTGCGTCATGTTATGCACAAGGTGAGAAAAACTCAACCATTTTGGCAACATAACGTCCCACATACGGGTTATGAAAATCTGCGACGAACGGTGATTTCGGAGAGGCGCCCGAGGATGCGAACGCCATCGCGCAGGCGGTATGACGGGTAGCGCGTGTCATCGGCAACGAGCATTTCATCGCCGCCTTCCCGGATGTATTTTCGCAGCACTGGATCGCCCGCACGCGATACGCTGGCGAGTACCACTTGCCCAGGCCGCGCGCCGTCGCCCTTGCATATGACGGCATAGCATCCGGTCGGGCAGGATGAGGTGAGCGCGTCGCTCGACACCAGCATCGCGGCGGCCGTGTTGGCCGGGTATGACACCGAGGTTTGCAGTAGCTCGGAAATCGCGTCCCAGCGCCATTTTAAGAGGGCGGAGGCGGGTACAACGGGCACTGTGTAAAGCGGGGGTTTATGCGTGCTGCGGGCCGGTGTGGTTGCCTCGACGCCTAGCAGCCAGTCAGTGCTGACCTGGAACCATTTGGAAAGCTCGGCCAAGTGTTCGGCGCTCGGTTGCGTGCGGCCCTTTTCCCACAGGGTAATAGCCGATGGAGATAAGCCGAGCCGCTTGGCAACGTCACGTTGAGTGACGCTTGGGTAAATGGAGGTGCGCGCAGCGCGCAGCCGTTGCGCCAGTACCGTAGTCATGGTTCGGTCGCTCACTCGTGGGGTCGATTCGTCCCACTATGCTACATGAGAAAAACGCAATGGCACATGCTTTTGTGCTTCAATAATAAGGTTGAGTTTTTCTCACCTTTGTTTATGACAATAAAAGAGCATGAAAGCCCGGTTGGTTTGACCGTGGAGGGGGTAATCGGCATCGCCGGCGGCAAGGCAGCAGTCGCGCGCGCCTGCGGAGTGTCGATTCAGTCGGTAACGAAGTGGAGCGGGCGAATACCTGCCCGCCATGCGATGACAGTGGCAATTTTGGCCGGGTTGCCGCTTGGGATTGTGCGGCCTGACATGGTTCAACCGGAAAGGAATTGAAATGGCGGTCGTTGTGGCGTTTGTGGTTGGAGGGTTTTGCGGAATGATTGTGATGGCGTTAATGCACATTGCCAAAAGTTCAGATGATTCTGACGACGTATAAAGGAGAGAGGAAACGTGAATTGCATATGCGGTGGCTCTACTCATGTTGTTGATTCTAGGAAGTCAGGCAGTGAAGTAAAGCGGTACCGGAAGTGCAAGGCGTGTGGAAAGAAACACATTACGGTGGAGCGGTTTGAGATGGTCGCCGCGAAGCCGCAGCAGGTGGTAGTGGCGCCTCAAAAGCAGTCGCGATCGATCACAGCGGCAGATCGGAAGCGCCGACAGACGGAGGTAAGAAGAAAGGTGGAGGACATGCACCTGAAGCGACGGGTGCCTGACTACTTCATCGAGGACGAGTGCGACGAATAAAAATACTGCGACTCGTAACAAACAGGGAGGCTGTGCAAGTTGGCAGAAAACGAATCTACGTTCGCCGCTTTCGCTTGGAAGTTCATCGAACGAGGCATAAGCGTGGTGCCTATTGCCCCAGGCACCAAAAAACCGGGTGTTTATTCGGCCGAAACCGGCTGGCGCGGTATGCCAGACTGGACCAAATACGCCGAACGGATGCCCACAGAAATTGAACTGGAAATTTGGTCGCAGTGGCCGGGTGCCGGTATCGGTGTCGTGCTCGGAAAGCTCTCAAAGCTCACCGGGTTGGACAAAGACTACGACCTACCCGGCGGCAATGACGCGCTGTTGCAGTTAATCCCGTACAGCCCAATCGCCAAGAAAGGCGAGAAGGGCTGGACGCGGTTCTATCAGTACAACGGCGAGAAGTCGTGTTCCTTTGACGTAGGCGGGCAGCGCGTGTTGGACGTTCTTTCAGACGGCCGGCAAACCGTGGTGCCTCCGACCGCGCACCCGTCCGGGTGTTCCTACGTCTGGATCAGCCCCGACGCGCTCGACACCATTACCAACGTCACGGACCTGCCCAAGCTCCCGGACGATTTTCTCGATCAAGTGGCGCGCGTGCTTGCGCCCTATCAGACCGAGAAAGATCGGGAGTTTCAAAAGAAGGCACCCGCAGCGCGCGATGACGGCGGCAAGATCAGTGTCGAATTGTCGATACAGGCGCAGTATTTCCGTGACCTCAACGGTCAGGCATTGGTACGTCTGGATGAGTGGGTTCCCAAGCTCGTACCGTCTGCTAAACCAGAGCGCGGCGGTTATCGGTGCGTGGCGACGTGGCGGCAGGCCAAGAATCCCAACGTCGGAATCAACGAGGCAGGCATCCGGGATTGGGGCGGCAACTATGGCATGACCCCCATTGACCTTGTGATGTATGCCAACGGCCTGACATTTGGCAAAGCCGCAGAAAGTCTCCGTGATTGCCTTGCCCTGACAGAGCCGGAGCCGCTTTTGTTAAATGTTGGAACCGGCACCGTGACCGAGGCACCGACCCCGAGAAAAGCGGCGCCTGCGCTGATGCCTTGGCACAAGCCGCAGCCAGCCCCGGTGATGTTGCCCCCGCAGACGAGTCTTGATCCCGCGCCGGCAATCCCGACCTACATTGCCAACCCGCCCGGTATCCTGGGCGATATTGCCCGGTGGATCACCGAAACCGCGCCCAAGGCGCAGCCCGAGCTATCCGTAGCTGCCGCCGTCGCGCTGTGTTCCGTGGTGATGGGGCGCAATTACCGTAGCCAGTTCGGAAACCGCACAAGTCTTTACCTCGTGATGGTGGCGAAATCCACCGAAGGGAAAGAGCACCCGCAGCAGTGCGTGGAAAAGGTTTTGACGGCAGCTCACCTTGAAACCCTCATTGGTGGATCGGGCTACACCTCGGCCGGCGCCGTGTATTCGGCCCTGCTCAAGTCGCCGGCCCACATTGCGACCATTGACGAGATCGGCAAGCTCCTGAAGCTCTCGCGCGCCAAAGGCAATGCTCACTCAGAGGCGGCCTTGGATAAGCTCGTGGAAGCATTCGGGCGGCAAGACGGCATCCTGCGCCCGCCCACTTACTCGACCATGACACTCAAAGACACACAGAGGCCGGCAGAACGGGTGATTCACCACCCGGCAATCACGATGTTGGGGGCCACCACCCCAGGCACCTTTTACGAAAATCTGACCAGCGATTTGGTCAAAGATGGCTTTCTCGGGCGCTGCATCGTGGTCGAATCGCAGCAGCCGCGCCAGCTCACCCGCTTTGTCGATCGCACCGACCCCCCGGCCCGTGTCGTGGAGTGGTGTCAGGCTGTGCATGTGTCTGGCGCTGCAATGGGCAATCTGTCTGATGTGTCGGTGGCCGAGTTGCCAGCCACGGTTATCCCGCTTCCGTTCTCGGAATCGTGCCTGCCGATCATGCAGGCATTTGAGGCCGAGCTAAACGACGCCAAGACGGCGGGCGAGGGCGAAGGGCTGGACGTGTTGCTAGGCCGGAGTCTGGAAAAGGCGCTCAAGCTCGCCATGATCGCGGCCAAGGCCGACGACCCAGGCGCGCGCGACGTGAAGGCGCAGCACATGGAATGGGCGGTGGCTTACGTCCGGCACTATGACAACGCGATGGTTCGAGCCGTGCGCCGACACCGGATCGAAAGCCAGACAGACGGAGAGTTAAAGCGCGCTATCGAGTTTATTCGCCACGCGAAAAAGTATTCCCGCGACGCGCGTTTTGGCGCGGCCTGTGCCGCAGGCGCCATGCCGCATTCCAAGCTGTTGAAGCTCATGAAGATGCCGGCAAAGCAGTTCCGCGACTTGATGGACACGGCCACGGAATCGGGCGTGCTCACAAAAAGCCCCGCAGCGCAGTTCAACGCGGGCGGGGGTGAGGTGTATTGGTTGGGGGACGTGGATTAGCGGGGCTTGTCCCGCTCATGCCACTGGCCGGCTTTGAAACACACCCACATGCCGGCCAGGATAAAGACCGCTTCCCAATTCATCATGTCAAACCACATTTTCATTCTCCTGTGTCTTTTTTACGCGCGGCCGCTTTACCCCTTTGGGGTACGGTCGCTTGTTTTTTGCACCGGGCGGGCGCCCACGCTTGCGGCGCACCTCTTTCATGCTTCCAGCCGGCCCGAGCGAAAACAGATACCCGGCCCCGATGCGCCACCGCCCGCCGATAACCTGCGCCGGGTAAATCTTGTTGGCCCGGCACAAGTCGCGGATCTTGCGCTGCGTCACACCTTCCAGAATGGCTACCTCCCGGATGGTTAAAAACGGCCCAACCACCGGGGGTGACAGCTTCACATTTTTCTTGAAGCTCATTTTTCCCTGCCCATGTCCCCATCAACCGTTTTTTGCACCTCGTCAGGCGTTTCATACCCTAGCTTTTTGTAATAATTGTTCTTGGCGTAGTTCCACCGCGCGGCGTCGGCCATCAATTTTTCGTTACTTTCCCGATACCAAGTAACCATTGCCTCTTGGTCGGCAATCTTTTCTTTAAGGTGTTGAATTTCGTCCGGTTCCTCCTGTTCTATCGTTACCCTCGCCATCATCGACGTGACGCTCCCCACGCTTTCCGTTCTGTTCATCGTCAATTTTCCTTTGGTGTTTTTTTCCTGACTCAATCAGGCGATCGACTCTTGCCCTTAAAAAATCTCGCCCGACAGTTTGGTAAAAGTCTTTGTCTTTCATTTTTCGTCTTTAAATTTGGGCAGTGGTGCCCAATGCGTCCAAAATGTGTATTTCGGGTTGTGCGTGCCATATGCCGCGCATCCAAGGTGTTTGTTAATAAGCTGCACCTTGCGCCCGGTCGGGCAGGTGGCAATAGGCCGCCAGAAATACTCCGTATCAACCACTGCCCGCCCGTCTGAGGAATCCCTAATGGTCATGCGCCCCTCGCTGCAACAAGGCCACACAACAACACGTCCAGCTCCTCCCAGCGCATACTGGACGCGGTTCGAATTGCGCCGTCTTTTCCATGCACCATAAAAGACACACCCTCGCAATTCGCCCAGGTATTAACCGTCACGGTCACGCCATGGCCCTCGACAAATACTTCCTTGCAGTCGTTTCTAAAGCATTCCATCTTCACCTTGGCAGCCTCCACACCGCGCACCAGAAAGCCGGCCAGAAATAAGCGCACGAAAGCCACAATTGAAATACTGAACAATCGCACCCCAATTTCTCGGGGCGTGAGTGCGCCAATCGCAGGCTCATATCTTTTTCCTCAGTTCAGCGGCTAATCTTCTCGCTGCGCCCTCGTGGATCAACTTGTTTTCGCTGCGCCACATTTCCGCAATCTGGTCGAGTTTGTCGGCGGTGTCGCGCCGGATCTCGTTGAGCGCCTTAATGGATGGGTCGTTGGCCGGTGGGAGTTCCGCACGCCACTTTTCCACCGCACTGCGGAGTAGCTTCGAATTTGCGACAAATTTGGTGATATCCCTCATTCTTTTGCCCCCCCGTCGTAGGGTTTTGCCAATTGAGCCGCAATCAGTGTCCCGCTTAAATCCTTGCCGTCAGATAGCGTGACGTGGGCAACGTAATAGCCCCACTTCGACACCTTCTCAGTGCGCACCGCCACGGGTTTTCCAAGGATCGCCTCGCGCACAAAATCCTTGGCGGCGGCGTATCCGGGTTTTCCCTTCTCGGGCGTGTCGATGCCGGCCAGCCGCACCCGTTGGCGGGTGGTCAGCTTAAATCCAACGTCGATAGATAAATCGATGGTGTCCCCATCAACCACGTTTTCGACTATTGCCCGGTACTCGTACATTTTTCCCCCCTGTCTGTTTGTTGGATACGTTCGATTGCCTGCGCCACCTCCTCAATGTTGTGAGGCACCTCCGACATTTGGACCAATTCCCGCCAGCAGTCGCGCTCCCTTAGCGCGTGTGTATGTGCGCCGGCCACGGCATCCGGTGCGCTCATCAATTCGCGTGTTCGGGCGCTGTTCATCCACTCATAAACTACGGTGAAGTATTTTTTGTGTGGCCTCATGCCGCCCCCCTTATGCTCCGCTCGTGCAATCGAATTGCTCGTTTCTTCATCATTTCGCTCCATCGCACTTCCGGGTCTTTGCGACGCTTTCTTGCTCTTTCCGCGCTGGTTTTTGGCGATGGCTTGGGAAAGTCGGCCCCTGGACCTTTAAAAAACAGGGGTATGTATTGACGATAAATAGTCGCCCATCGAGAAATTCTCACTCCGACGCTCGAAGAATGAATTTTTTTGAGCACGCGCTGTGCCGTTCGCTGGTCGCAGTGGGCAACGGCGGCAAGGTCGTATTTGCAGATCACCTTGCCCGCGTTCAGCATTTCTAAAGCCACTTTCTCCACGCGGCCCATGTCAGTCGTCCCCAAAAATCAGGAACAAAAAACTACAAAGCGCAAAACCGAATACAACCAACTGCAACTCCTGGCTATTCATTGCAGACCTCCCGTTTTTTTGGTTTATTGGACTTCGCTCGTAAGAACCCTTAACAAAAACATGGTGAAATCGTGGGCTTGATTTGGCTCCCACCAAACATCGCCTTCACGGACACCAAAAAAGCTATCCACTCCCGGTTGCCGCTGCCATCCGCGCTCGTCGTAGTAAAGAAGGGCGGGGGAAGCTGGAAACTCCGCCCACTCAACTACATACCAACCCGGCTTGGTCGGCTCGTGTGCCGTCGCTTGGACTTTCATGATTCCTCCCTGAATCATTTTGATATTGGCGCCAGTCTTTTAAGACCGTATATGCGCGCTGGTACATGACACCCGACTGACGTTTCCACCAGTCACTTGAAATATCGACTAAAACACGCAGGGTGTTTAGCGAATCGCCATCCACCGGGGCGAATCGCTCCCCGTCCCATGACGCCTTAACCGCTCCAAGCACGTCATTGGCTATCGCACACACCTTTAAAACCTTCTCATCGCGCCGCGCCTTGGCAGACAAAAACAGTAGGTCGCGGCTGTCCAACAAAATATCGAATTGGCCGGGGCTTGCGTATCCCTCCCGGAAGGCTTCGAGCGCGGTGCGTTGCGCTATCTCCACGTCAGGTATCGTGTGCAGGAACACCAGCGTCGGAATTGCCCTGGGCCTGACTTTTCGCTTGCTGCCCTTTCTCAAAACGGCGCCTCCTCAAAGTTGTTCCAGTCGATTGCCTCGGGGCGTGTTGGGGTCATGTCCTGGGCGGTGTAGGGCACGCCGGCGGGCGGGCATTGCCACACCCACCGGATTACATCGCCTGACTCGTCTAGCAGGCCGTAGCGGGTCATTTGATCCGCTCCAGTAATTGCCGGGCATCCTCCGCCCATGCCGCCAGCATCGGCGGGGCGTCCTCTAGCTCAATCCTGGCCACGGCCATCGTCAGTAGCGCGTGCATGGTCGGCGCGGCAGCAATCAGGCGGGCATTGGCGCGCTGTTCCGCGTCGCTGCGCTTCAGATGTTCCTGGCCCATGCTTGCCGGGTCGCAGTTGCATATGTCGGCCTTGCTGTCGCTGACATGCTCGACCCAGGCGCCGACCGCTACCCAAGTGCCCTTAGTAAATTTACTCATCATTCACCCCCTCCGCCTTGGCGATCGCAGCGCGGGCGAGTTTTAGCGCGGCGCTGTCGGTGCCGATCGACGGTAGCTGACCTGTCGCCACCGCTGCTAACACGTTCGCGGCATTTTTTAACGCTGACAGCAGTTCGGGGGCGCTGGCCATCAACATGGCATTCGCCTTCCAGCTCGGCCCCTCTACAATGGCGACAACAGATTCACCGATCTCGGGGTCTTGCGCGATTACCCATTCCCCGTGGTGGCCGGTACGCCACGGCCCCGGCGTGTGATTACGCATGGCTCACCCCCTCGGCCTTGGCGATCGCTTCCAATGCCGCACGCATCACTTTGTCGTGCGGGGCGTAGGGCAGGTACGCGGCGATGTGCGGGTGGGCCATTAGGTTTTTCAGGGCTTCCAGCAGGCCCACACCCGCATTCACGGCGTGCGTGAGTTCCTGGGCCACGGTGGCCGGGGGGCACGTCCATTCGCCTGCGGTGACGATTTCGCAGTAGGTCGAGCCGTCCGGCTCAATCAGGAAGGCCCGCCGGCCTTCCGTGTGCCATTGAAGTTTTGCGTACATGGCTTACTCCCCCTTGGCGGCATAGAAGGCCAGCACTTCGGCCTTAATGGCGTCGAGCTGGCCCAATGCCTGCCGGTGAAGGTCGGCAACCGCCTTTTCAGTGCAGCGGGCGGCGCTTTGGGCGAGGGTCTTGGAGTAGTCGCCAAACATGACGAACGTCATGAATCCGTTTTCGATCCGGTAAGCCTGGGCGCTGGTGCGCAGGCCACGCGGGCCTTTGCGGGTGGTGATGGACAGGTGCCGACCGCCTTCGAGCGCGATCCGGGTTTCGGCTTGCCAGCCGTTGCGAATGTCTTTGGCGATTGCGAATTCAGCGTTGGGTTCGGTGTTCATTTCTTTCTTTCCTTGTTCGTTGGTTGGTTGGTTTGTGGTGCGAATCACACCCCGCGACCCAGCACGCTGGGCCGGAGGCTGGGATTAGCGGTCACACATGCGCCGTTCGAGCCGGTCAAACCGGGCAGCAGCGCCCCAGCCGGTGAGCAGGGATAGGAGGACGTACAGCAGGCATTCATGCAGGCCCAGCGAGCCGGCAAGCCCGCCCCACAGGGCGACGGCAAAGCCGGCGAGGGCGGCGAGCATGGCGACGGGGTAGGCGTACAGGCCGAGGGGGGTTTTCATTACGCCACCTCCACAACACGATAGATCGCGTCGTACTGGCCAGCGTCATAAGCCGCCAGGACGGCCGGGCCAATGTCGCCGTCACACACAACCACGCTTACCCGGCCGGTGATGTGGCGGCTGGCGTCCGTGAAGGTCGCGGTCACGTCCTGAAACCCGAAGTCGTCGGCCACCAAGGATTCGACATTGATTGTCAAAACTTGGGGGGCGTCGTAGGTGCGGCCGGTTGCGTACTGGAGTGTGTTCATCTGTCATTTCCTCGTTAGATCAGTCGGTTACTGCGTGTGAGTAAAGCTCAAAAATCCATTATAGATTAAATATTCGTCACCATGTGACAGGTATTATTTAATTTTGACATGTGCCTTTAGGCACTGTTTTGACTATTGAAGGTCATTGTCTAGCTTGCAGACCGGCCGCAGACCGCCCGCAGACCGCCCGCGCCTTGGCCCAGGCCGCCCCCGCGTTCCCCAGCCGAGAACAGGTTCCCTCAAATTCCCGATTTTTGAGAACAGGTTTTGCGGCTGTAAGTAGTTGTATTTATTAAATATATTATTATTTTTTATATATAAATACCTCAATTCCCTCACCCACACCCTTTTCCACAGAAAAAAAAGAAATTCGGAAAAAGATAAGGAAAAAAGGGTGGAATTTGAGAACAGGGCCAAAAAACGCCTGTTTTCGGCGTTAAATCAAATACTTAGTTGTTCTCGGAACGTCGAGAATCGGGAGTGCAGAGAGAACAGGGCCGAAAAAATCGGGTTTGCGAGAAGCGCCGAAAGCGGCGAAATCACGTCGTCCCGCTTCGGCGTTGAGAAGAACTCAACCTTTTGCTATTGTCGTGTCATCGGTCAAGTTGTTGATAGAGCAAGGAAAAATCAGTGGCAGAACGCGTCGAAGAAGTCGAACAAGCGCGAGTTATTCGTTGGTCGCACTTCCGAGCGGTGCGATTGCTTATGCCTGCCTTGCGTTGGCTGCATCACAGCCCGAACGGCGGACAGCGGTCGGCTTTCACCGGCGCTCAAATGAAGGCGTTGGGTGTGAATAAAGGCTTCCCCGACCTGATCCTTCCCGTGGCCACGGAAAGCGCCCCAGGACTCGTGATCGAAATGAAGTCGGACACCGGACGCTTATCAACCGATCAAAACGAATGGATCGCGCATTACGACGCGCAGGGCTGGACAACCCATGTGTGCAGGTCAGCAGAGGAGGCAAGAGAGTGCGTGTGCCATTACTTTGGGATTTTGCCGGACGATGCTCCGGCGCTTGGGTGACAGACATGGCCGGCGCGACATTGAGGTGTCGTGTGCTGGCAGTCATCGAGGCGTCGCCCACCGATCTAACGGGCAAAGAGATCGCCCAGGCTACCGGCGCGTCCTACCGGCAGACGATTGACGCCCTCAACGCGCTCTACAACACCGGCAAGATCGAGCGCACCGGCCGGAAATTTACGGCCCGCTGGGGACGTGTTCGCCCGCCCGAACCAAACCCATTGGCCTTGCTTGAGGCCGTTTTCTTTCGAGGATTCACCCGCGCATGAGTTCCATCACCATCGAGGACACCTTGGCCGAGCGCGGAAAACGCTACGGAAAGTTCGAGGATCACGCCCGCATCGCCCAGGCTTTAAAAGAGTGCATGAGGATGCAGGACGGGTGGGCGCGACTGCGCCCCGACCAGCGCGAGGCTTTGGAGATGGTCGCGCACAAGGTGGCGCGCATTCTCAACGGCGACCCCAACTACGACGATTCTTGGACGGATATTGCCGGGTACGCGGAACTGGTGGCCGAACGTCTGCGAAGTCAAATTCCGGGCTACGAGGTAGCCTTCAACGATTCTGCGACGTGACAAAACGACACCATGCTTGAAATTATCGGTTCAGGAATGCTCGGCTCGATATTCGGTGGCCTTTTTCGTCTTGCGCCAGAAGTGTTGAAGTGGCTCGACCGCAAAAACGAGCGCGCGCACGAACTGTCGATGTTCAAAGCGCAGTGCGACCTTGAGACGCAACGCGGCTCGCAAAAGCTCGCGGAGATCGGCGCGCAACGCGATATGGCCGTGGATGTGGCCTCGCTCGACGCATTCAAAGCGGCGATAGACTCCCAGGCCGACATGTCAAAAGCCGCAGGCGGATGGGTGGCGGCGCTTTCGGCCAGTGTGCGACCTGTCATCACCTATTGGATTCTGGCCGTGTGGTCATTCGCCCACGTCTGGCTCACGTTCAACGCATGGCACGCCGGATTGTCGCCCAACGAGACATTCAAGCTCATTATGTCGGCCGACTTCGTGGCTCTAGTGAGCGGCACTATCAATTTCTGGTTCCTAGACCGCACCCTTGCAAAGCGGGGTTTGTAAGGTGGATGTGACACTCGCCACGGCATTGTGCAAAAGGTTTGAGGGATTTCGCTCTCGCCCTTACCTGTGCCCTGCGGGTGTCGCCACCATCGGCTACGGCTCGACGTATTACCCAGACGGCAGGCGCGTCACCCTGGACGATGCCCCCGTCACCGAGGCCCAAGCCTCGTTCATGCTCACGCGCGAGATGCTTCACACCTACGCGCCGGGCGTCATACGGCTGTGCCCCGCGCTGGCGGCCGACACGCCCCGCTTTAACGCTATTCTCGATTTCGCCTATAACCTCGGGCTAGGTCGATTGCAAACCTCGACATTGCGCCGTTGTGTAAATGCTCAAGACTGGCAAGGCGCAATCGAACAAATCAATAAGTGGGTGCGCGGCGGTGGCCGCGTGCTACCGGGCTTAGTCGCACGACGGGCCGCCGAATCTCAATTACTGCGAGCCTGAATATGACTACGAATCAAAGCGGGACGACAAACAGTTTTAGCGAGTCACATTGCACCGACACGCTTACACAATACAGACTCAACATGATCGAGAGCACGTTAAAAACCGTGTCAGAAAATCTCGTCACATTGGCTCAACTCGAACAAAAGCACCTTGAAACCAAGGAGTCTCTCGCACGCGCTTTTAACTCTATGTCCGACTTAAACAGCCGTATGCGTGAAGTCGAAGCCGAATTGCCTACGCTTAAACTCATTCGTGGGTGGGTTATCGCCGGGGTAATTGGTATTGTGAGTCTGTTGGGCGTGGCTATATTCAAAATGTTTTCGATTGCTGTCCAATGACGGACGCGACACCCAAGAAAAAAGTTAACAAGGGCGGAAACCTTAGAGGTTCGAAAAAAGGTAAGCCCGTTAATGTGCGGGACACCAATCGGACAGACGAAGGACTCACACTTGCCCAAGAAGCCTATTGCCGATCCAGGGCAATGGGTATGTCAATGCAAGAGGCGTCCATTGCAGTCGGCCTGCACAATTGCACCGGCCGGAATTGGGAAAAAGAAAACATCAAGGTATGTGAGCGCATCAAAGATTTAACGCGCATCGCCACCGAAAACGCCATTATCAAGACGGGCCTCAACCGTGAGTGGGTAATCTCACGCCTCATGACCGTCGTGGATAGATGTATGCAGGCCGAACCAGTGCTCGACAAGGAGGGCAGTGAAACGGGGCAATACAGGTTTGACGCCTCCGGGGCGAATCAAGCCCTAAAAATGCTTGGCGACACCATGGGCCTATTCAAGCCCGCCGAGAAAAAGGAGGACGAATATGCAAATCTCACCGACGCAGACCTTGCCCGAATCGCTCAAGACCTTGCCTCCCAAGTTGGCCTACTTGAAAGTCCTGCAAGAATTGAAGCGTCGGCAGGATCGGGACAAATTATCGAGGTACAAGCCATATCCCAAGCAAATTGACTTCCACAACCGGGGATCAACGCACCGCGAACGACTGTTTCGCGCGGGCAACCAGTTGGGCAAGACCTGGAGCAGTGCCTACGAGATTGCCTACCACCTGACCGGCCTGTATCCCGATTGGTGGCAGGGCAAGCGATGGGCGCGTGGTGTCACCGGCTGGGCGCTTGGCGAGTCAATGGAATCCACCCGCGACACGCTTCAACGGCTCGTACTCGGGCGGCCGGGTGAATGGGGCACTGGCACCATCCCAGAGAAGCTCATCATCGACATAAAACGCGCCCAGGGCATTGCCGACTCGGTGGATGCCGTTTTCGTGCGCCATGTCTCGGGCTTTGTCTCTCGCCTGTATTTCAAATCCTATGAAAAGGGCCGCTCAAAATTGCAGGGCGAAACGCTCGACTTTGCTGCCCTAGACGAAGAACCGCCGGTCGACATTTACACCGAGGTACTAACCCGCACCAACGCGACCAAAGGCATCGTGTGGATTACATTCACACCGCTTTTGGGTATGTCAGACGTGGTGCGCATGTTTATCCAGACGCCGACCCCGGAGCGCGCTGACATCAACATGACGATTGACGATGTGGCGCACTACTCCAAAGCGGAGCGCGACAAGATTATCGCCAGCTATCCGGCCCACGAGCGCGAGGCGCGGGCAATGGGTGTTCCGATCTTGGGAAGCGGCCGGGTGTTCCCGATTGCCGAATCTGAAATCACGGTGCAACCGTTCCCAATCCCCGACCACTGGCCGATTATCTGCGGCATCGACTTTGGCATCGACCACTACACGGCCTGCGGGTGGCTGGCTTGGGACAGAGACACGGACACCACGTATCTGTATGACGCGGTGCGAATTCGACAGAGCACGCCCCGCGAGATCGCCCCGATTATGAAAACACGCGGCGAGTGGGTGCCGGTTGCATGGCCGCACGACGGATTGCAGACCGAAAAATCCTCGGGAATCCAGCTTGCCGACTTCTACCGGCAAGAGGGCATCAACATGTTGTTCGAGAAGGCCAGCCTGCCCGAAACAGGCGCAGAGGATGGCTACAAGGTGAGCCGCTTCAGCGTGGAGGCCGGGGTGATGCTCATGTTTCAGTACATGCAGGCGGGCAAGTTCAAAGTGTTCGCCGGCCTCAATGACTTTTTCGAGGAATTCCGCCTTTACCACCGCAAGGACGGCAAAATCGTCAAAGAGCAAGACGACTTAATATCGGCGGTGCGTTACGGCTTTGTCATGCGCCGATATGCATGCGTGCCACCTGACCCGCAAAAAATGATGGCCGACCCCAGGCGCGACTACAACTGGCGCATAGGCTAGTCGAGTCAAATAGCAAACGCCGCGCCACAATACGTTTGGCGGATAGCAACCCGGACGAAATGCCCATGATTGGCGACATTCAACTCAATAACGAAGCCATTGAGCGCGACAGCGAGGGCTACCCCGGCGCAAACATGGGCGGTGCGACCATGGCCTCGCCCTATCAACCCGACAAAAAGCCGCGCGGCAATGTCGTAATGGGCGAGGCGCCAACCGACAAAGGTATGCCTGATGACCTGAAAGACAGCGCACTCCCCCGCGCCCAGGTCGAAATGTTCCTCATGGAGATCAAGCATCAACCCCATTGGCGCCGAGAAGCCGACCGGGCAGCCGACTTCTACGACGGCAACCAGCTATCCCCCGAGGATGTAGAAGCACTGAAAGACCGAGGCCAGCCCCCGCTTATCACCAACATCATTAAGCCCACCATTGACACGGTGTTGGGCATTGAGGCCAAGTCGCGCAGCGATTGGCGGGTGCGGCCCGAGGACGACGAGCAGTGCGGCGACGAAATGGCCGAGGCTCTTTCGCTTAAGCTCAAACACGCCGAGGTGGAGAGCCGCGCCGATCGCGCAGTCTCGGACGCCTATTCGGCTCAGTGCAAAGCCGGCTTGGGGTGGGTAGAGGTAGCACGCGAGAATGACCCGTTCCGCCCCCCGGAGCGCGTGCAATACATTCACCGCCGCGAAATCTTCTGGGACTGGCGCGCAGAACAACCCGACTTGTCTGACGCACGGTACCTCATTCGCCGCCGCTGGCTCGAACTGGAGCACGCCATTGCGCTCATGCCGCAGTACGCCAGCCTGTTCCGCATGACCACCGGCGGGTGGGCCGGGTTCGATCCGTTGTTGGAGCAGGACAGCCGGCTCGTGCAATCGTGGGAAATCGAGCGCGACACCCGTATCGCGGCCGTGGATTGGCGCGACATTCAACGGATGCGGATTTGCCTGTACGAAATCTGGTATCGCAAGTGGGTGCGGGGTTACATCATGACGTTGCCCAACGGCACGACCATGGAAGTCGATTTTGACAACCCGCGCCACCAAGAGGCAATTGTGTCGGGCATCGCCAACGTGCGGCAGGCCACGTTTCAAAAGGTGCGCCTCGCGTGGTACACCGGCCCGCATTTCCTCTACGAAGTGCCCAGCCCGTACAAGCACAAGCATTTCCCCTATGTGCCGTTCTTTGGCCACCGGGAGGATTTGACCAACGTGCCCTATGGCCTGATTCGGTCAATGATCTCCCCGCAACAGGAAATCAACGCACGCAAGTCGAAAATGCTGTGGAGTCTCAACAGCCGGCGCGTGATTGCCGACTCGGATGCCGTTATCGATCACGGCCGCACCATGCAGGAAGTGGCGCGCCCGGATGCTTACGTCATCCTAAACTCCAACCGCAAACCGACCAGCACCTTCCGCGTGGAACCTGGGGCCGATCTGGCCGCCCAGCAATTCCAAGTGATGCAGGAGGCCAAGCAGGAAATCTCCGAAGCCTCAGGCATTCACAAGTCAATGCAGGGCCAACAGTCGGGCGCGACCTCAGGACTGGCGATCAATTCGCTAGTCGAGCAGGGGCTTAACACTCTGGCCGAGATCAATGACAACTTCCGCTACTCTCGCCGGCTAGTGGGCGAAATGCTGTTCGAGCTGGTCAAGCAACGCATGACCCAAGGCCCGGTCAAGGTGACGATTGGCGAGGGCAAGCAGAAGAAGGTGGTTGTGCTTAACGCCCCGGCGCAAGACCCAGAAACCGGCGCCGTTATCACCGTCAATGACGTTTCCAGGGTGCGGGCCAAGGTGGTGCTGGACGACGTGCCGAGCACGCCCACCTACCGAATGCAGCAGCTTCAAATGCTCACCGAAATCACCAAAAGCCTGCCGGAGCAGCTTCAAGGCTTTGTCATTGATTTTGTGGTGGAGGCCACCGACCTGCCCAAGCGGCACGAGCTGGCCGACCGTCTGCGCTCTGCCGTTGGTATTCAAGACCCCGAGCAACAACAGGCGGCCGCGCAACAGCAGGCACAGGTGGCGCAGATGCAAATGCAGATGGCCCAAGCCGAGCAGGAAGCCACTACGCGCGAAAAACTGGCACGCGCGGAAAAGGCGATAGCCGAAACGGAGGCCATACGCTTGCAAAGCGGCCTTGAGCAACAGATTCGCCCGCTTTACGACCAGATCAACCAGCTTCGCCTTGAACTTCAAAACCGCGATTCCGAAATTCAGGCCAAATATGTAACCGAGCTGCAAAAAGCCGCAATGAACGCTGAATCGAAGGTGCAGGCTGAACAAATCAAAGCAAACGGCGCGGCAATGTCAAAATCAAACAACCTTGAAACCCAACGCTAAGAGGCTGACATGACTTTTCCACGTCAATTTTCTGACAACGCCGGATTGCTTACGCCGAGCCGTGATTATTTCTCAATTACGCCGAGTGATTCAGTCGATCTTCCATTTAAAACTCGCTCTATTCGTGTCGGTGGCGAGGGTGATGTAGTAGCGGTGCGAGAGGATGGAACAACCGTGACATTCAAAAACTGCGGCCCAGGCGAGATTCTTCCGATCGTTGCAATACGCATTAACCAAACCAATACAACTGCAACCTATTTGATAGGACTCTAATTATGAGATTAGGACTAGGATTGGGTGTATTGCGACGCAAACGCGCAGGCGGGCCGACGCCTCCCCCTCCAGTAGTCGGGGCGCTGTCTCACACGTTGCTTCAAATTGGATTGACCACTCCCGCTGCATAGGTGATTTATGGCTGACAACATTCAAGTTACGCAGGGCACTGGAACCGTGATGGCGACGGACGATATTTCCGGCGTCCAATATCCTCGCGTAAAAGTATCTTGGGGGGCCGATGGCTCTGCGGTTGATGCCAGCGCATCCAACCCACTTCCTGTGTCTGGCCCGCTCACGGACACACAGCTTCGCGCCACTGCGGTGGCTGTGTCTGCCGCATCGTTGCCGCTACCTTCCGGCGCTTCGACCGAATCCACTTTGTCAGGAATGAGTGGAAAACTCCCGGCGACTTTAGGCCAAAAAGCCGGAACTGACAGCATGTCAGTGGTGCTGGCTTCAGATCAAGGCAATGTGCCGGTTATCAGCAACAACAGCGAAGTGCGCATTTCTGCAAACTTTACGCGGCCCGCTAATACCACTGCTTACGCCGCTGGCGATTTGGTGGCAAACAACACGTCATCCGGTTCGGTTGTGCCTCTGTCATTTTCAAACGCAGTCAGGACAGCCGGCGACTGCGTTCGAATCGAGCGTGTGCGGATTGAAAAATCTAACACAAGCCTAACCAATGCCTCTTTCCGTTTGCATCTGTTTGAAGCCAGCCCAACGCCAACGGTGGGCGACAACGGCGTTTATAACAACGCGGGGGCGCTGGCTACCAATAACGTCCTAAATCATGCCGGTACTTTTCCGGTGACAATGCTTTGGAGCGGTTCGGATGGCGCAATGGGTATCGGAGTGCCAACCACGGGCAGCGGCGCAACGGTAAGCCCGACCAGCGGCACCACGGTATATGGACTGCTCGAAGTGACGGCAGCTTATACGCCAGCCAGTGAAGAAATATTTTACGTAGTGATTGAAGGGTATCGCACGTAATGGCTACCGGGTTCCCGATTCTTTTTGGAGGTCCAAAAAAGCCTTGGACCCCCGCAGAGATCCCAACTGCGTTGTGGCTCGACGCCAATGACGCATCCACCATCACGCTAAACGGATCGACGGTAAGCGCATGGGCGGATAAGTCTGGAAACGGACGGAACGTGACCCAAGGAACCGCTGCAAACCAGCCAACGTATGTGACATCGGGAATCAGCGGCAAACCTTCGCTTGAGTGGGGCACTGCGAGTAACAGCAAACACTTGGTTTGGTCTGGCACTGCCTTTACTGCCAATAAAATCTTTATTGTTGCCGATTACGACGGATCCGACCCGTTTAATAACTACCGAGGCGTGTTTGCTTATTTTCCGGTGACTAATCCAGGGCGCGTTTGGCTCACATCCAACACTGGCTTAATTTGGTATAACAACAACACCAAGTTTTTGAACGGATCCACCACAGTAAGTGCTGTCGCCTTGCCAACGATTAGCTCTCCGTTTTTTGGGTATAACGGCACCGACCCAGAAACGCTTAGAACTGGAATGTACGTCGGGTCGGATTCAAGCCCAACTAACCGTGGATGGCTTGGAAAGATCGCTGAGGTTATCGCGGTCAATGCGCCCAATACTGATTCAATTGAGAAGCTTGAGGGGTATCTTGCGTGGAAGTGGGCACTGGAAAGCCTTCTTCCGTCCGGGCATCCATACAAAAACTCCCCGCCCACGGTGTGACCATGGACTACCTTGTCTTTGCAACTGAAGCCGCTGCACAAACCGCCCTCGAAGCGATTTATGCAAACATGGTTGAGGCCATTAACTCGCCCGACCTGCTAGACGTATCCACCGGGCAGGTGGTGCCGAAGGATGACCTCACACCTGATGAGGCGGTGCAGGTTGATGCAGACCAGCGGCATTTTCCGATCTTTGGCGTGAATGCAGAAACGGGCGTCAAAGACTCTCAGCAGGGTTACACAACCGCCTGGGCCGTGGCGCTGGCAACGGTACAAGGCACTTGGGTTTTCCCAAAGCCTGACGATGCGTTGATGAATGGCGTGGTTGATTACACGGTAGAGCCATATGACCCGGCGTGGTTTCCGCAAAACTGACGCTACATAATCCAAACAGAAACCCGCTTTGGCGGGTTTTTTCTTTTTTACAAGACAGTCGAATTGCTCTTAATGCCCTAAATTCGGCCTACCTGTAAGGCCGTTTTTTCCCCGTCATGGGTTATTGGCACGACCGGAACAGGATTTCCGCAACCAACGCGATAAGTGGAGTGAAGTCTAATGGCATTGAACCTTGATCTGAACAACCTTCCCGAAAACCCCGAGGACTTGATGAAAGTCTTTGAACAGCTTGAAGCAGGCGAGGAGCCAAAGGCACCCGAGCCGGAGCCAGAGCCGGAAAAGGAAGTGCAGAAAGAGGAAAACCCGCAGGATCAGGACAAGCAGAAGGCAGAGCAGGGGCAGTCTGAACCCGAAAGCGAGCCGCAAGGCATCGCTACCAAGGACGGAAAGCACGTCATTCCGTACTCGGTGCTGAAAAGCGAACGCGACCGCGCATCACGGGCCGAACAAATGGCCAACGAAATGCGAGAACGGGTAGCAACGCTCGAAGCGGCGGTACAGGCAGCCAGTCAAGGGGCGAAAACTGGTGAGAGCGCCCGCACCGAACCGCAAGAGCCGACTGTTAGCGACCTTTCCTCGGATGACTTGGAAGCACTGAAAGAGGATTTCCCGACCGTCTATAAGGCGGTTCAGGCCGCGATGGCAAAAGCCGCGCAGCTTGAAGCCAAATTGCAGCCGGTTGAGGACAGTGTGCGCAGCGCGGAAGCCGAACAAGCGCGGTCAGCATCGGAAACGGTGCAGGACGCCATCGACGCGGTTCCCAAACTGGCCCACATCCAGGCTACGAACACGGAAGCCTTCGAGTTGGCAAAGCAGTTTGACGCCACGCTTCGAACGCAGCCGGCATGGTCTGGAAAGCCCCTGTCAGAGCGGTTTGCCAAAGTTACCGAGATGGTTGAGGCCGCACTTGGGCCAATTGATCTACCGGGCGCAAAGCCAGCTTCACCAAGTGCCGAGGACTTAAAAGCGGCCGCAAAGGCGAAAGCCGACGCTGCTGCGAAGGCCAGTCGATCCAATGTTCCGACTTCGCTTTCTGAGTTCCCGGTTGGACAGCACGCAGCGCAGGACGAACGCGAAGCCGCAGAAAGCATGACCGCCCTGCAATTGGCTGAAAAGTTCGCCTCGATGACACCTGACCAAATGGATGCGTATTTCCGAAACCTGTAACCAACGAGGACTAAAAAATGGCTACCAATGTGCCAGTCGGCTCCGCCCTTGCGCGGAAAATCTATTCCGTGGGTCTTTTCACCCGCGTTCAGCACGCTCCGGGCTTCATGAATCTTTTGGCCGGCGAAATGCCCAAAGAAGGTTCTTTTGCCGCCAAGACCAAGGGCCAAACCAGCCCTGACTACCCCATCGTCAAGGCTGGCGATCTGGCCAAAGGCGCGGGCGATACCGTCAGTATCGACCTGTTTAACATTCTGCAAGGCAAGCCGGTGATGGGTGATACCCGCATCGAAGGCCGCATGATGCAGCTCACCTACTCCAGCATGGACGTGAAGATCGACCAAGTTCGCGGTGGCGCGGATTCCGGCGGTCGCATGACCCAGAAGCGCACGGTGCATAACCTGCGCAATATCAGCATGGCCGGCCTTCAGGCATGGATGCAGCGCCTTGAAGATCAAACCGCGCTTGTGCATCTGGCCGGTGCCCGTGGCAATCAACAGACCTCCGATTGGGTGGTTCCGCTGAATTCTGACCCTGACTTTGGCTCAATCATGGTCAATTCGGTCAAAGCCCCGACCAAGAACCGTCACTTCTACGCCAACGACGCAACCAGCCCGGAAGAAATCGGCACCAATGACGCGCTCACCCTGCAAGACATTGACCGCATCGTGGCCCAACTGCGCGAGTCGCCCGTTGTGCTGCAATCGGTCAAGATCAAGGGCGACGACCGCGCTTGGAATGACCCGCTGTGGGTGATGTTTGTCACCGAGCGTCAGTGGCTCTACCTGCAATCCCGCACCGGCCAAACCACTTGGCGTCAGGCTGTTCAGTACGCCTTTGAACGCAAGTCCAGCGGCGTTAAGCACCCCCTGTTCGACGCTTACGAAACGATTATGTGGAACGGCGTGCTCATCAAGCGCATGAACCGTTACGCCATCCGTTTCGCGGCAAACGATTCCATCGTTAAGGACACTGGCGGCGCTGACGGCGGCACCTACACCGAATCCACGGTGACGGCAGCCCAACCGATTGACCGCGCCATTATCGTGGGCGCCCAGGCGCTTGCGAAGGCTTACGGCAAGTCGGCCTCCGACTACTTTTACGACTGGTCGGAGAAGGAAGTGGATCACGGAAACAGCATTGAAACCGTGTGCGCTGCCATGTGCGGCTCCTCGAAGATCAGATTCAAGATCGACGGCGCCGACACCGACTTTGGCGTGGCTGTGGTGGATAGCTATGCACCCGATCCCGCTTCCGCTGCTGGTCGCACCCTGCTCGGCTCGTAATTGATGGGGGCGAAAGCCCCCTTCTCAAACTGATTTTGGAGAAATGACATGGCAACTATTAACGCACCCTCCCTGCTGGATACGCAGTACAGCGGCGATTGCCCGTTGGCGGTCGCCCACGGCTACGCAACCCTGGCCGCCGCAGCCACGACCGATAAAATTCGTTTGGTCAAGCTCTACGCCGGCTCCAAGATTTACCGCGTAGATACCGTGTTTGCCGACATGGGAACCGGCACCACGCTGGATGTTGGTTTTGAATACGTCAATGGCGAAGCCGGCGGCTCTGCCACCGCTTTTGCTACGGCGATCGACACCGACCCGGCCGGCACTTCCAGCCATCTGTTTGCTCCTGTAACCCTGGCCTACGACGCTTACATCATTGCTACCGTTGGCGGCGCCGCCTCTACCGGCGCTCTCAACGTGATGACCACGTTTGAGTTTAAGGGCAAGTAATAGCTGTGCTCCTGGGTGAGTAAGTTTCGGGGCGGCTCCGGTCGCCCCGTTTTTTTGGAGAAAACCAGATGATTAAGCTGATTGCGTTGCGCTACGTCGGCAAAAAACAAACGGCCTACGACAACATTGCGCGCTCGGGCGTGACTTGGAACGGCTTTGGCGACGTAAAAGAAGTCACGGATGCGCAAGCCAAGCTGCTTCTGAAATACCCGGATCAGTGGGCGCTGGCCAACAGTGCCGATCAACAAGCCGTTGAAGCCCCGGTTTCCATCAGCGTGCAAGACGAGGACGGCGACGACGTTGCCATCGACCCGCAAGCCTTAAAAAAGCCGCTGGAAAAAATGAGCAAAGCCGAATTAAAAGCGTTGGCGCAAAACAAATGGGGCCAAGAGCTTGATGCACGAAAATCGACCAAAGCAATGATCGATCAGATCGAGGAATGGGAGCGCGACTTGGAATTAAAACAACTGAGTCTGTGAAGGTCGAATAGCAAAAACGCTCCGATAATGAGCTGACCCCAATAGCACCCGCAGAGGCTTGTCACTGTGGCAACGATCAAGTATTCCGACTTGCTGGACGAGGTTTTGCCTTTCCTGTCGGCAGACCCGTCCAACCCCGTCACGGAAAACGCGATCAAGCGTGCAGTGATTGAGTTTTGCTGCCAGTCATGGGTGTGGAAGTACCTGCCAGACCCGCAGGATGTTGTTGCCGGGGAAGCCTTTTATGACCTTGAGCCAGACACCGGCACCGAGGTCGCGGCTGTTATGGATGTAGCGTGTAACGGCGTGCCCATTACCAACAAATCGCTGGAATGGCTAGACCGTGAGTTGCCGGGGTGGCGCACCACCCGTGCCACGCCAAAGTATTTCACGCAGGTTGATACCGACCAGATCATTCTGGCCTCTGTTCCCGACGTAAATATCACCAACGGCCTAACGATGACGCTCGCGCTCGAACCTTCCCAGAGTGCGACAGGCTTCCCCGGCTGGATATGGAGCCGCCACATTGAGGACATTACCGCTGGCGCGCTGTATCGACTGATGCTGATGCCGGGAAAACCCTGGACAGACCTTGCCAACGGGGCCGATCGCCGCAAACAGTTCGACGCGGCCATTGCCAACGCTCGCGCCAGTGGGTTGCGCGCTTTGTCGCGCGCCGAATTGCGCACCACTTCCCACCATTGAGGCGATTATGGGAACCATATCAACCGCCTCAGTAATCGACAAAGCGCAAACCGTGTTGCAGGACTCAACCGGCGTGCGCTGGCCGGACGCCGAGCTTCTTGGGTGGCTCAACGACGGGCAGCGCACCATCGCCATTTACAAGCCTAATGCCTACGTCAAAAACATTGCGGTGTTGATGGCGCAGGGAACCAAGCAAACGCTTCCGGTCGATGGCATTCAGCTTATGAATGTGGTGCGCAACATGGGTACCAACGGCACGACACCGGGCCGCGCTGTTCGAATTGCACAACAGGAAATGCTCGATTCCCGCGTCCCCAACTGGCACGGCTCGACCGCTTCTTCCGAGGTGCAGCACTACGTCTATACGATGCTCGACCCCAAGACCTTCTACGTCTATCCGCCAAACACGGGCACTGGATACGTCGAAATGTCGTATGGCGCCGAACCGCCTGACACCTCGCTTGGCGGCGCAATCGCAGTCGATAACGTCTATCAGACCGTATTGCTTGACTACATGCTGTACCGCGCTTTTGCCAAGGACACCGAGTTTGCCGATCAATCGCGTTCAACCGCGTATTTCAACGCTTTCATCGCAGCCCTAACCGGCAAAGCGCGTGTCGAAGTGGGGGCCAACCCCAACGTGCAAGCCCCCGCTAACCCAAGCAACCTTTCGCAATAGGAGTAAGACACCATGCCCGGATTTTCCAAAGCCCTTGCGCAATCTATCTTTGATGCCACTCTGGCCTCAACCCGCACCAGCCTGTCGGCAAAGCCGGGGGTCTGGATGAGCCTGCATACCGCTGCCCCTGACGACAATAGCGGCGGAAACGAGGCAACCTACTCTGGCTACGGCCGCGTCAATATCGCCGCGCTGATGACTTCCAGCACAACCGGATCGGCCCCTGAACAAACGATTCGCGCCACCAACACCGGCGACATTAACTTTCCGGCTTCAACCGGCGCAACGCAGACTGTGACGCATTGGGCAATTTACTCAGACCAAAGCCTTGGCACTAGCGCCTACCTGATGTTTTCCGGACCGCTCTCAACCAGCCGTAGCGTGCAATCTGGTGACGTGGTGGTAATCCCGACCGGCCAATTGATTATCGATCTGACCTAATCATGTCGGGCCTGTCCAAGCACCTTGCCCTGTCGCTGTTCAATATGTCACTGAACCCGGTGAGGGCGTCATACACTCCGCCGGCAGGGCTGTGGCTTGGCCTGCATACCGCCGCGCCAAGTGATTCGACTTACGGCCACGAGGCCACGTTTGGCGCATACGCTCGCCAAACGCTCAACAGCCTGACCGCGCAGCCGCTGGCGGAAACAGGAAGTGGCGACGTTGATATTCGTGTCACCAACGGCTCGTCTGTGGTGTTTCCAGCATCTACCGGCCCTGGCGGGCAAACGATCACGCATTGGTCTATCTGGGACAGCGCCACACCCGGCGATGGAAACATTTTGTATTCCGGCGCCTTAGGCTCGTCGCGCCTGATTGTGACCGGGGATAGCGTTGTCATTCCCGAGGGAAGTATTCAAATCACAATCAAATGACGAGCTATGCACTAAACACAGGCGCGATCAACGAAACCCCGTTCCCAGGTGCGGAAACAGGGCTTTCGCTTATTGAACTGCTAGGCACCGTTGAAGTCACCTGTCAGATACCATCTTTTACGGTACGCCTGACTGGAGGGGCCAGCACTCGGCCATCGGCAAGCGGTTCTGCAAGCACCACCAAACGGGCCTTGTTGTCGGCAACTCAGGGAGTCAGCGCAACCTGTCTTTCAACTGCTTTGACCAAAATTGGGGTTGCAGGGCAAACAGCTTCAACTGCAACAACGAGCGCGGGAGTCGGCATTGCTTTAAGAGAATCCGCCGAAACGCAGGCCCAAGCGGCGTATTTTACGGTCAATAGCTACGTTTCCGCCAAAAACTCGGCCAGCGTTATTTCAGTTGCCAATTCAGATGTATCTGGGCAAACGTATGTGCCGCGCGGCGCAACGACAACCGCTGCCGCCTCTTGCCTGTCCAATTCGGAACGAAAGCTCGCTGCCTATATAGAGCAAAGGGCGCAGGCAACGGCTCAAGCCGGAATTGTCATGCGCAATGCCAGCGGCGGCATTACCTCCGGATCCGTTGTTGCAACCGCAGCATCCAGAATATCGGCGTTGCGCGGAGCATCGACTTTGGCCAGTGCATCCGGAGAATTTTCTGCGCTTATCAAATTGCTGCGCTACCCGAACGTTCAACCCGCAACTGCAATATGCAACTCAATTGAGGCAAACCGAGGAATTTCTTTTGCCGCTTCTACGACAGCGAATTCCGTTGCCAATGCAACAATTCGCTTACAAATTAAAGTGTCGGCAGAAGCAATGGGTCAGGCTATCACGTCCTCGGCAGCGGCAGATTATGGGACGGCCATGCCAGCGCCGGCTGAACGATTGATGACTGTGCAGGGCAGCGGCCGGAGCATGGAGGTAACGGAATGATTCTCGGAAGATTCTACAAACAGCCCGCCGAAAATCTGGACTATGACATCGATTTTTCAGAGTTTCTTTCGGATGGCGATACTTTGGTCACGACCGGAAACCCGCCCGTCCCGTCACCGCTAAGTGTTTCGGTTTCGCCTACTGGCATGACATTAGGCCCAACTTTTGTTTTGAACGGAAAAAAAGTCAAACAATGGCTTTCGGGCGGCGCCAACGGAGTGAAATACAAAATCACACTCACGGTCACGTCGAACGCCGGCCGGATCAAGCAAGTTGAATTTGTGGTTCGAGTAAAGGACGAGTGACATGCCAACCTTACAATTCAAAAACAACGCAAGCACGACCCTCTCCGGCTCGATCAACAATTCGCAAACGACGATTACCGTAGACAACGGATCAGATTTTCCCGTACCGGCTGCCGGTGATTATTTTTATGCAACGATGTATGAGGTTTCCTCGCACGAGGAAATCAACATTGAAATTGTTAAGGTCACCGCAACCAGCGGAAACGCCTGGACAATTGTTCGCGCGCAAGACGGCACAACAGCACGATCGCGAAATGGCATCACCACTTGCTACGTCGAAAACCGCATGACTGCCGCATCGGCGCAGCTCATGCTCCAAAAAGACAATAATCTTTCCGACGTAACAACCCCCGCAACAGCGCGCACCAATCTTGGACTTGGCACAATTGCCACGCAGAACGCGGATTCTGTGGCAATTACCGGGGGCACTATTTCTGGCGTGACCATCGCCGGGGTGGATTCGACCACCACCATCTCTGATAACGCAGACAGCACAAAGAAACTCGCGTTTGAGGTGTCTGGTGTATCGACCGGCACCACCCGCACTCTGACCGTTCCTAACGCCAGCGGAACAATTGCGCTGACTTCCGACCTGACCTCCGGCTATCAGCCTCTTGACTCTGATCTGACCGCTATTGCCGCGCTAAGTGCCAACGGCATTATTGCTCGTACAGGCGCGGGCACCGTGTCCGTGCGCGCGCTTACGGCCCCGGCTGCGGGCTTTACGATCACCAATGGTGATGGGGTATCCGGTAACCCGACGTTTGCTCTGGCCAACGACTTGGCGGCCGTGGAAAGCATTTCAACCACCGGCTTTGTGCGCCGAGAAGGAGTTGATACATGGTCGGCCTCCGCCATTCTTGATGGTGACCTTCCTTCGGTTTTAACGAGCAAGACTTACAACGGACTGACCCTGACTTCTAATGCCACTGGCTTTTCTGTGGCGGGCGGCACGACCAGCAAAACTCTCACGGTTGGTAACAGCATCACCCTGGCTGGCACCGATGGCACAACCATTACTTTGCCCAGCTCAAGCGGCACCGTGGCTTTGAATAATCAAACCATGTATGTCGGCACAACCGCGTTGGCGCTCAACCGTGCTTCGGCTTCGCTGACCCTTACAGGGGTCAGCATCGACGGTTCGGCCGGCTCGGCAACCACGGCCACTACCGCCACCAAAGCCACAAATCTCGTCGGCGGCAACAACACAACCTTGCTCGGGGCCATTGGCTACCAATCAAACACCGACACCACCACGCTGTTGTCACCCAATGTCACGACGACAAAGCAATTCCTGTCGCAGACCGGCACCGGCACCAATGGCGCCGCCCCCGCTTGGAGCGCGGTGAGCAAATCGGATTTGGGCTTGGGCAACGTGGAAAACACTGCGCTTTCCACATGGGCGGGGTCGGCCAACATCACCACGCTTGGCACGGTAGCGACCGGCACCTGGAATGCGACCACGATCAGCATTGCCAAGGGCGGAACCGGCGCGACCACGGCGCTTGCTGCTTTTGATGCGCTGTCGCCGCTGACAACGCTCGGTGACGTGATTTACCACAACGGAACCGACAACGTGCGGCTGGCTGGCAACACAAGCACCACGCGCAGATTTTTTCGTCAAACCGGCACCGGCACAGTATCAGCCGCCCCGGCCTGGGACACGCTAACTGATCCCGATATTCCCACCGCGCTAACAGGAAAAACCTACAACGGTCTGACGTTAACTGCGGCCGCCACCGGCTTCACCATTGCGGGTGGGACGACCAGCAAAACGCTGACAATGAGCAACACGCTGACGCTGGCAGGCACGGATGGATCGACTCTAAACGTAGGGGCAGGCGGCACGCTCGGCAGTGCGGCATACACCGCCAGTACGGCCTACGCCCCGGCTGCCGGATCTGCCAGCATTGCCACGGTTGGCACCATCACTGCCGGCACATGGACAGGCAGTGCAATTGGTGTTTCTTATGGCGGGACAGGCGCGACCAGCAAGGCGGCAGGCTTCAACGCCCTGTCTCCGGTCACGACCTTGGGCGACCTGATTTATGGCGACGGCGCAAACAGCAACAACCGACTTGCCGGCAATACCACCACCAGCAAGCGGTTCCTGACCCAAACCGGCACCGGAACGGTGTCGGCTGCCCCAGGCTGGAATGCCATCGTTGATGGCGACATTCCAAGCGCGCTGACTGGAAAAAGCTATAACGGAGTCACGCCAACGGCCAATGCTACCGGCTTTCAGATTGCAGGCGGCACCACCAGCAAAACGCTCGTGGTGAGCAACAACCTGACTCTGGCAGGAACCGATGGATCGACGCTTAACATCGGCGGCGGTGGGACGCTGGGAAGCGCGGCCTACACTGCTTCGACGGCCTACGCACCAGCGGCAGGTTCGGCCAGCGTAACCACCCTTGGAACCGTCGCAACCGGAACCTGGAATGCAACTGCAATTGCAGCCGCATACGGCGGAACGGGCCAAACAAGCTACACCATTGGCGACATTCTTTATGCTTCTGCCAGCAACGCGCTGTCCAAGTTGATTGCCGTGGCCACCGGCAATGCCCTGATTTCAGGCGGCGCAGGCGCGGCGCCTTCGTGGGGCAAGATCGGCCTCACCACGCATGTATCCGGCACGCTGCCGGTTGCCAACGGAGGCACAGGCGTCACCGCCAGTACGGGTAGCGGAAACGTGGTGTTGTCGGCCAGCCCGACTTTGACCGGCACGGTTACGCTGGCCTCGATTGCGCCGAGCGGAAACATTGCGTTCTCGGGCACAGGCAACCGTATTACTGGCGACTTTAGCAATGCTACGTCAGCTAACAGGCTGTCGTTTCAGAGTTCTACGGCAAACAATCTTACCGCGATCCCGGCTTTGCCCAACGGCACCGCGACGCAAGCTTTTTACGTTACCCACAACTCGTCAACGCCAGACAATTCAAGCTATTTGTCGGTTGGTGTTACAAGCGCCGAAGCCAGAATTTTGACTGGTGCGCTTGGAACGGGCACCAATCTGCCGCTGACGTTTTACACAGCAACGTCGGAACGGATGCGGATTGATACCGCAGGCAACGTCGGCATCGGCACCGCCAGCCCAGGTCAAAAACTCACTGTCGCGGGTACCATCGAATCGACCTCTGGCGGTGTCAAATTTCCAGACGGTACGACGCAAGCGACAGCCACCGGCGCGGCAAAAGCATGGGTAAGTTTTAATGGAACAGGTACCGTTGCGATCAATGCCAGCTATAACGTGAGCAGCATTACAGATAATGGTGTTGGCGATTACACGGTAAATTTCACCAATGCCATGGCAGACGTAAATTATGCAGTCGCGGCAACCGCAGAAGCCGATGCGTCGTTTCCTGGGCACGTTCGTTGCGTTTCTGTTTACAACGGCTCAAGAGCAACAACCTCAATCCGCATCAGAACAAGCGGGCTGTCAAGCTCAACGGACTATTTCGACCTTCCTGGCGTGTTTGTGGCCATTTTTAGATAGCAAAACACACAAGGAGTCATCATGGAAAAACGGATTGTTTATAAAAACCAGAATGGCGGCGTATCGGTCTTAATCCCCGCTCCTGATTGCGGGCTGTCTTTGGAAGAAATCGCTCAGAAAGACGTGCCAAAAGGTGTCCAGTACGCCATTGTCGATGTGGCGGATATTCCAAACGATCGGACATTTAGAGATGCGTGGGAGTTGCCATGATTAAGGTTAATTTACAAAAAGCCCGTGACATTTCGCATGAAATTCGCCGTGAAAAGCGGGCAGCCGAATTTGCTCCGCTTGACGTGAAAGCCACTATTCCAAGCGAAGCCGCCTCGGCGGAATTACAAAGGCAAGCGGTGAGAGACAAGTATAAAGATTTGCAAAAAGCTATTGAAAATGCAAACGACATTGATGAGTTAAAAGCAGTTATCGATAACCTTATCCACTAAAGAGGTTGATTGTGTTCAAATCCAAGACGATGTGGTTTTCCGCAATCCTGGCTTTGTTGTCGGTGGCTCAAGGGTTCATCCTGCAAATTCCAATGTCACCGGAGACTCAAGGTTTGGTGGGCGCAATCATTGCGGCAATCGTTGCGTACTTGCGTACCGTAACCACCGGGCCATTGAGCGCCAAAACGGTTGCCAAGGAAGGTGAGTAATCCTCATGGCCGCGTTCAAAATCAACAATTTTTCAGGGATTCGCCCGCGCTTCCCTGAATCGCTGTTGCCCGAGGGCGCGGCCACCATTGCCCAAAACTGCGACTTTGCCTACGGCGAGCTTCGCAACACCAAAAGCGGGTATGCGCTTAACCAGATGCAGAATGCTCCGGCCTCGATCTACACCGACGACGGCCTGACGTTTTTCACCTGGACGACCGATGTGAATGCCGTCCGATCTCCGATCACCAAAGACACGTTCAACCGGCTCTATTACACGGGCGACGGCGGCTTCAAGGTGGCAACTCGCACCAGCGCCAATCTGAACGGCGGCCCGCCTGCGTCAGCGTATTTGGTGGGCGTCCCGCGACCCACTGTGTCGCCCACTTTGGCAATCAATATCACCCAATACACCAGCGCGACCGCCGCTTTCGCTTTCAAGTTTCACTACGAATACGGCGGGGTGAAGTACCAAGAGCAGGACGTAACGCCAACCGTGGTTCAGGACGGCGCCCAATACACGTTCATTCCGCCGGCAAAGCTGTCTCCGACCAATACGGCTTCAACTCCTGTTGGGCGAGCAACAGAAGAACTGCTAAATGCCGACAGAACGACGCCAGAACAAGCCTTTCCCGTCTTGCGAATGACGGCCACCAGAGCTTCCGACAACTCGCAAATCTTCGACATTTACACAAACAACTCGTCATTTGAGAGCACGGGCGGCATTTACACGCTCTCTATGTCGCAGAACCCAGGCGAGGACTATTTCTCGGTGACTCTTGCCACCGGCATCAAAGAGGCCGACAAGGAAGCCCGCGCTTACGTCTATACCTACGTCAATACCTACAACGAAGAAGGCCCGCCAAGCGCGCCTGTCGTAGTGACAACTTCGCCCGTGGTTGCCGTCAATGTAACCGTCACCAAAGACGCGATCGGCAACTATGCACCGCTGAAAGAAATCCGCATCTACCGCACCCCTACCGGCTCGACCATTGCCGATTATTTTTACGTCGGTTCAATTGCCGTGCTTACAGAAGATGGGACGACGTTCGAATTTAAAGACGACGTAAAAGGCGAGCAAATCAACGAGCCGCTTTCCTCGACCGACTACTACCCTCCGGATCAGGCATTAGTGGGCTTAATGGCGCTGCCGAACGGTATTTTGTGCGCGTGGAAAGGCAACGAGCTGCACTTCTCGGAAGCCTATAAGCCGTGGGCGTGGCCCCCGGCCTACGTCAAGCCGCTGCCCAATACCATCGTCGGCGGAATCGCCCACGGCTCCGGAGCGGTGATTACCACGGTGACGAACCCTTATCTCGTGTCGGGCGTGTCGCCCGATTCCATGACCACGGCCCGGCTCAACGTCGATCAGGCCGGAGTTTCCAAGTGGTCGATTGCCGTGGTCGATGGAGCGGTGATTTATGCCAGCAACGACGGCTTGGTAGTGCTTTTGGGCGGCACCGCCAGCCTTGTGCAAAGCCAAAAGTTCTTCACCCGCGAAGTGTGGCGGCAACGCTATGCAAACGGTTTGTCGGGAATGCGTTTTGCCGCCTGGGACGGCCGGCTTGTCGTGTATTCGGGTAATGCGTCATTTACGCCGTTCATGATTCGAGTCGATGAAGCAGACGGCACCATGACCGACCTGTACGGATTTACCGCGACGTGCGGGTTTAATAGTCCGTTGGCAGATCAGTTTTACTACGCCAACGGCTTGTTTCTGTACCAGTTCAACGGCGGCGCCGACCAAACGGCGACGTGGCAATCGCGGGAAGTCGTGTTGCAGCGCCCTCTGAATTTTGGGTTTGCTCAGGCAGTGACTACGGGCAACTGGACGCTGGAAGTGTATGCAGATGGCGCGCTCAAACATACGCAAGTGCTGGCGGCTGGAACGACCAACTTCCGTTTGCCGAGCGGGTTCAAGTCGGATCGGTGGATGGTAAAGATCATCGGCGCCGGGCGTTTCAGGGAATTGCGGGTCGGAGAAAGCGCCCGCGATTTGATCGCGGCCTGATATGGCAATCGAGACTAAACGAGGCGTCCCCGGCGTTCCCCTCGCGGCACTTGATGCCGTTCAGGATCAGAATGCCCGCATGGTCTTGCGCGCCATTGTGGATGGCTGGAACGTGCGCAACGGGAGCAGCGGCAGGGGCGATATGGCCTTTGTCACCAAGAGCGAAGTAGATACGCTGGCCGGTGCCGTAGGAGGTTTGCAGCAGTCTTTCAATCGGTTTGCGGGTAGTCCTCCTGCCAGCGGCCTGACACCGGGGGAAATCTCTCGCATCATCAACGACCTTCAGGCGCAGATCATCGAGTCGCAGCTTTTCAAGGAGCTGGGCGAGCGCATTGACCTGATTGATGCCGCCATCGTTGATGAGCAAAACGCGCGGATCGCCGCCGTGCAGGAAGTAGCCGACGACCTTGCAGCCGAAGCAGCCACCCGGCTCGGGTTCGATACGGTGCAGGGGTCGCAGATTGCCACGCTGCAAACCACCACCACCACCCAGGCCACGCAGATTAGCGGTCTGACTACGCGCGTATCGGGCGCGGAATCCACGATCATCAACCTGCAAAGCACCACTGCGCAGCAGGCCACGGCACTGACCAACCTCACCAGCCGAGTGGGGGTGTCCGAATCCAGCATCAGTGAATTGCGTCAAACGACGTTTAATCAGGCGCAATCGCTGACCAGCCTGACCACTCGCATGGGTTCGGCAGAATCCAACATCAGCACACTCAACACCACCACGGCTCAGCAGGCCACGTCGCTTACCAGCCTGACCACCCGCGTATCGAATACCGAAAGCGCAATTACCAGCGAGGCCACTACGCGAGCCAACGCTGACAACGCAATCACTACCACCCTCAACACACAAATTGCCGCCGTCAATGGCAATCTCGCCGGGTTGCAAACTCAGCAGACAACCACTGCCAACAATGTGGCAGCTTTGACCAGATCGCTCACCACGTTGCAAACCACAGTTGGCGATAACACGATTGCTTTGCAAACCGAGGCGACAGTCCGGGCCAACGCCGACAACGATATTTACGGCAAGTATTCAGTCAAGATCGACAACAACGGTTATGTAACCGGGTTCGGCCTCATCAGCACGTCCAACAACTCGACGCCGTTCTCGGAGTTCTTGGTACGCGCCGACCGCTTCGCCATTGCCAGCCCCGCCGGCCCCGGCGTTGCCCCCAAGGTGCCGTTTATTGTCACGACACAACCCACCCTCCGGCCCGATGGCGTAGTGGTGCAGCCTGGGGTCTATATCGACAATGCGGTAATTAAAGACCTGTACGGCGCCTACATTGAAGCGGGGTACTTCAGAGCGGGGAAGATTTACACCGGCAGCCAGTACATTGATGCCATCAGCAACGAACCGATTGCGGTTGTGGCGAATGGATCATACGAAACTGCGGCTTACTACCCGACAAACAATCCTGGGTATTCCACCGAAAGAACCGAGTACGGCGTCATTGGAACGGTTGATGGTGACAACATCTTTGGAAGCTACACAACCTACACATACAACAATTCGGCGCTGGTCGGGCCAATTTCCATGAATTTGATTTTTTACGGGCCGGAAGGACATACGTTCTGCCCGTATGCGCAGCGCATTCGAGATTCAAGTCAGTACCCTGTCGAATTTGTCTGCTCAGTCGCCTGCGTAGCTGACCACTACCTTTCTCTCTGGTATCGGATCATGAACATCAATACTGGAGTCTGGGGGCCATGGACATTCTTGACAAAGGTCACAGAGCCGCAAAGCAGCTACGGGTCAGCCGCACTAGTGGTTACGCTTACAAAAAGCCTTGCGCCAAATCAGGCCATTCAATTTACAGTGGCTCCCGTAGATATTGGATACAGTTTTTCCGATAGGAACAAGCTCAACCTGTACGACGTAAATGTGAATGTCAGAGTGACCAACTTATGACGTACTACCTTTACAAGTCACCCTCAGGCCGGCCTGAACTTCTTAATTACAAAATAGTTCATGCGGAAGCCAGCGGATTCCAGCTCATTCGAGAAATGAACGAGTGGGTGAATACCAAATTTCTTGCCCTGGACAGCAACAACAACCTTGTCTCATACGAAACCGAACTGACGGTGCAAGACCATCGCCGTCGCAACTACCCGTCGATCCCTGACCAGCTCGACGCCCTGTGGCACGCCATGAACAACGGCACCATGCCCAAGGCGGAGCCGTTCTATTCTAAAATCAAAGCCGTCAAAGACCGCTTTCCGAAACCGTCAAATTGAGCGAGGCGAGGCACAATCAGGCAATGATAATCAGAGAAGCCGTACCTAGTGACGTGCCCGCCATGATGCGCATTGGCGAGTCATTTCACAGTGCGTCGCAGACGGGCCAGCATGTCGCGCTGTGCCCGGCCTCGCTCGCGGCAACCCTGAAGGGCTTGGCGCTGTCGGAAAGCGGGTGCCTATTGGTGGGCGAGATCGACGGCAAAGTGCTGGGTGTGATTGGCGGGGTGATGTTTCCCCACTGGCTCGACGCCAAGCACATCGTGGCGCAGGAGTTTTTCTGGTGGTGCGACCCGGAGGCACGCGGCACCGGGCTGGGCCTGAAACTGTTGGACGCCTTTGAGTCGTTCGCGCAGGCGAATGGGGCAAGGACGGTAATCATGGCCAGCACGTCGGTACTGGCCCCCGAGAAATTGGCAAAGTTGTACCAGCGACGCGGATATTCCCCGCTGGATGTGAATTACTCCAAGACGCTGGAGGGGTAAAAAATGGCAGTAGCAACCGGAACCGCAATTATGGCAGGCACCCTGGGTGCCGCCGCTATCGGCGCGGCAAGTTCTAGATCTGCAAACAAAGCAGCGGCGCGGGCTTCTCAAGCCTCGGCCGATGCCACGGGCTTGCAGGCGCAGATCGCCGCCGAGCAGTGGGACAAGTACAACGAAATCTACGACCCGCTGGAACGCCAGATCGTCAAGGAGTCGCAGCAGTACGACACGCCCGAGCAGTATGCGCGCGAAGCGGGGGATGCCTCCGCCACCGTCGCCAGCCAGTTTGGCAAGGCGCGCGAACGCTTGGCCCGCACTCCCGGCCTCGACCCGTCATCCGGCGCGTTTCAAGCCGGCATGACCGGCCTTGAATTGTCTCAGGCGGCCACGGACGTAACCCAGCAAAACGCGGCCCGCAACAAGGTGCGTGACACCGCCTATGCCCGCCGTCTAGATGCGTTGAGCTTGGGCAAAGGATTGCCGGCCAACGCCTCGACGGGGCTGGCCAGCGCAGCCGCTACGAACCGCGCAATCGCAAACGACCAAATGCGCCTTGGTATGGATCAGGCCGCAAGCGCCGGTCGGGTGGCCGAGCGCATTTTTACCCCCAAAAATATCAATGCCGCAGGCAACTGGCTTGGGTTCGGCAACTCACAAGCGCCCGTGGTTCAGGACTACGGCGCGATGGATATGGGCGGGTTTTCTAATTACGACGCAATGGGCTTGTAGGAGATAGCGGCAATGAATCTCGGGTACGCATTGAACGCAGTGGATTCCTACTACAAGGCCGGCGATGAGCGGGAAGTGCGCGACCGCACCGCTAAGCGGTTTGATTGGGAAGAACAAAAGGCGCAATCGGAACTGGCTTTGCTGGCTGACAGACAAGCGGCGGATCAGGCCGAATACCGGCTCCGCGCCAAGCAAAAAACCGCCGACCTTGGGTTGGTGGATACCAACGCCGACACCGCCAGGATTGAGGCCGAAAATCGGGGCACCACGGCGCGCGGCAAGTCGGCTGTCATTCCACTGGAAAGCCAAACGTCGCTCAACAATGCCAAGGTGGGCGCCGCTAAAGCGCAGTACGAGGCCGACAATGTAGCGAACACCCTTGACGATCTCGCCGCCAAAAACATCATTTCCCGCGAGGAACAGGTGGATGCGGTGATGGGCCGGCTGGCGAAATACATCAACGCCAACGACGAGCGAGGGTTGCTTAATTTTGCCAACAGCATCGCGCAGAAAACCAATGTGCTCCCCGGCCTGAACGGCAAGCAGGTGCAAGGGGTCGCGGTCAAGGATGGTTCGGACAAGCAGTATTCTGGCAAGGGATACGAGTTCGCCCTGTCTGACGGCTCGACCATCTTTATGACGCAACAAACGATTCAGGACGCGCTCACCCGCGTCAAAGGCAATCCCAAGCTCAATTTCATGCACGATAAAGACACCGGCGAAGTGCTGGTGGGCAACGAGGCAACGGGCGATGTGCGCGTGGCGCGCGCGGCCTCGCGCCAGAACCCGACGAAAGACAGCCGGCCCGCTGAAGTGCGCCTTGCCGACTATTACATCAGCAAGGGCGTGCCCGAGGACGAGGCCATGCGCCGCGCCAGCCGCCTCAAGGATATGTCGCCGGCCAATGCGGAGTTCCAGCTTTACAAAGACCGCATTGCGCTCAACCCGAACGCCGACGAAGCCGCCAAGCAAAAGATTCGTCAGGAAGTGCGCAAAGAGGTCGATGAAATCTTCGGCGCGCGTGGCACGGCGCAACAAAGCGCGCCTATGCCTGCCGGCAATGCTCCACTCGACCCCAGGATTGCCCAACGCATTGGCCTCGGGCAGCCGAGCGCACCGGCGCCATCTCCTGCGCCGACCATCTCGCAGACTCCGGCACCGGCCCCGGCCCCCGCTGCATCGCCCGCGCTCTCGCAGGCGCCAACTCGGCCTACAAACCCCAACGACCCAGGCGAGTTTTATCGACAGCAAGTAGCACGACTGGCTGAATTCAACCAAGATCCTCGCGTGGCCGAACTCCGGCGCCAGCAACAGCAATTCATTCGCTCTGGCAAACCAGCGCAGGCGAACGCCATAAGCGATCAAATCAACCAGATCAAACAGCAATATCTGCAACAAAAAGGCTAACAGTCGAATACCTGCACAGCGCCTAAACTCGGGGAATCCTCTTACGGCTTCCCTTGATAAAGGCGCTTCATGGACAACAATAAGCTCGGGCTTGACTCCCTTTTTCGTGCAAATGAACAGCAGCAGGCGGAAGGGGGAAGGGCGAAGTCCCGAGCCGTTGATGCCCAGGCGTTTGAATCCATCGTCGCGCAGGAAGGCGCCGACCACCTAAAGCCGGTTATCTCCGCCATCTACGGCCAAGAGTCCGGCAGCGGCGCGAACGCGCGCACATCCATCGACGGCGCGCAAGGCGGGATGCAAATTATCCCCGCCACCTTCCAGCGGTACGCCAAGCCGGGTGAGCGTATCGACAACCCTGACGACAACATGCGCGTCGGGGTGCGGATCATCAAAGACTTGGCCAACAAGTTCGGCAATGACCCGGCCAAGATCGCTACCGGCTACTTCTCCGGTGAAGGCAACGTCAATCCGGGGCAGGGCAGCGCGTGGAAAAACGACCGCGCAGACGGCAACGGCAAGTCGGTCAGCGGGTATGTCTCGGACGTGCTCAAGCGCGCCGGCGTGCAACAGCCCTCGCAAACCAACCTCCCCGATCTCGATAAGGCGCCGAATTGGGCCGACATTGTTGCCAAACCGGATTGGCGCACCCTGACCCCGGCCGAGCGGGCCGAAACCAAAGCCGCCTACTTCGATTACTGGATTGCCCCGCACGCGGGCGGCCAGCGCGACGCCATTCGCGCGCAATTCCTCGCGCAGAAAGACCCCGCCGCCGCAAACGAGAATGCCGGCATGTTGAGCGATGCCGGCAATCTGCTGGGCATCGGCGTCAATTCCATGACGCAGAACGTGCGCGAGCTAGTCGGTCGCATTCCGGTGGTGGGCGAATCCATCGTGCGCGGGGTTGATGCCGCCGACAAGTACCTGACCGGCAGAAGCAGCGAAGAAATCCTCAAGAGCAACATCCAGCAAGGGCAGGCCGCGCTGTCGCCTGAAATGCAGGCGGCCCAGCAAAAGAAGTGGTGGGACTCGGAAGCCGGCACTTTTGGCGATGCGTGGAAAGACCCGCGCGCCTACGCCAGTGGCGTGCTGCAATCGTTGCCCGAGCAGGTGGTGACAATGTTCCCGGCCATGCGGCTGGCAAAGGGCATCTACGCCTCCAAGATTGCGGCCGGCGTGGCCCCGGAAGCAGCGGCAAAGGCGGCGGCACGCGCCGCAGCTATCGCGGGCGGCGCCTCGGAAGGCGCGTTGGCAGGCGCCGCATCCAGCATCGAAGTGCGCGACAAGATCATGGCCATGACGCCCCAGCAGTTGCAGGGGTCGGACGCCATGGCGGCGCTCATTTCCCAAGGCATGAGCTTTGAGGATGCCAAGCGGCAGATTGCCAACGACAGCGCCACCCAGGCTTTCATCACCTCCGGCCTCGTTACCGGCGCGTTCGGCGGTTTCGGAGATCGCGTACTCGCGCGCGCTTTGACCGAAGGGGTCGGGAAAAGCCTTTTGGGCCGCGTGGGTCGCGGTGTTGTGGCCGAAGGCGTGCTCGAAGAATTCCCGCAGGAGTTCGGATCAGCCGTCGCGGAAAACATGGCATTGCAAAATGCCAACCCGGCCATTGGCACGACCGACGACGCGCTCAATCGTGCGCTTGGTGGCCTTGCCACGGGCGGCTTGCAAGGCGGCGCGATGGCGGCGCTCGGGCGCAATGCACCGGAACAGAAGAAGCCGGCGCCGGTTGTCACCCCGGATGGTCGCATTGAGTCGGCGGAAGCCCCACCCGCCGCGCCCACAACCCCGGAACAGCCCGCACCCACTGAACC